CTGTCTCCCGCTGTTGCGGCTCCACTGTATCCCGCTGTTGCGGCTCCAAAGTTCCCCGCTGTTGCGGCTCCAAAGTTCCCCGCTGTTGCGGCTCCACGGTCTCCAGCTGTTGCGGCTCCACGGTCTCCCGCTGTTGCGGCTCCACTGTCTCCCGCTGTTGCGGTCTTTGGATCAGTGTGTTCTTCCGTCGTATGTTCTTTGACATATTCAAACTGCGCCTTGACCAGTCCCGCGACATCCAGCTTCGCCCCGACCCTGATCCGTTTCCCCACCCGATTGCTGTCATCGGACGTTTCCTCCGTCAGCTCTTCAAGCTCCACCTCATGGTAAACGCTGTCAGCAGGCGGATAGTATTGGAAGCAGTCCAGCGGTGCCTCGCAGGCGTGAAACCCCTCGTTACATAAGCTGGCCCTGTCTGTCTCATAGCTCTTGCCTTCCTCATACTGAAAGCCTCGGCAGGTCATATCCTTTTTGAACCCCTTATAAGCATTCAAGCGATCACTTCCTTTTTCTGTTGATTGTTTTTTTCGTCACTCACCAGTCCCATCCTGGATTAGAACCTCATACCCGAGCCACCGCAAGAACGGAATCTTCGGTATCCTCAACCATGACTTGTGCCTTAGATACGGGAAACCAAGCTGTCCAGCATCTGCCATCGCCCGGACGGTGTTGTCTGAAATGCCAAGAATCTTTCCGACCTGTAACGGGGAAAGGGTGGTCTTGTCATCGTCCAGAACATCCAAAATCGCATCCGGGATTTTTACGTTGACGGTCACTTCTTCACCTCCCTTCTGTATGCCATCCCTTCCGCAAAGCCAAGGACATACTGCCTCTTAGCGGCGGGTAGCATCTCAGCAATCCGAACAAGGCCCTTCATGACCTTTTCCTTTTCATTTCTTGTCACACCTTCACATCCTTTCGCTTGTAGGCTCAACACCGCCACGGCCCGGAGTAACATTCTGGAGGAATGAAAAAGTAAAGAAAGGAGGTAATCAGAAATGCAGTATAACGACCCGTGGCGGGATTCAACCTGCAAGCTCCTCTGTAATTCTCTTACATTATACTTAAAGTTCTTACAAAAGTCAATACCAAATTTCTAATTTCTTAAATTTTCATATTTACAAAAGCGACCGGATTGAATATAATACAATTAAATAAAATTAAGGAGGTGACAACATGACAATCAACAAAAGGATGAAGGCTGTGAGGAAAGCCCTACACATGACGCAGGAGGAATTTGGCAAAAGGCTAGGGATAACTTATGCCGCCGTCAGCATGACCGAAAGGGAGTTGAACAGGGTATCAGGGCAAAACATCCAAGCAATGGTCAGGGAATTTCACGTCAACGAGGAATGGTTAAAAACCGGGGAAGGAGAAATGTTTTCACCCGTACTTTCGAGGGATGATGTAGCCGCCTTTATGGGAGATATAATGAAGGACGAGGACGATTTCAGGCTTCGCTTTATTTCTTCTCTTGCAAAGCTGACCCCGGAAGAATGGCAGATACTGAAAAACAAAATCTTGGAAATAGCAGGGGAAATAAATAAAGCCGCCCAATGAAGGACGGCTTTTTTCAAACGAAATGCCTTAAGAAGATTAAAACGGTTTTCAGCTTATCTAGCGGGAGCTTTTCTAAAATGGCGGTGATTTCTTCGATGTACTTTTCTTTCATGTTTGTATACCTCCAAAAGCATTATATTACAGGGCAGATATATTTACTGTCGAAATATGCCGCCCCATAAACAGCAAACAGCCACAGGGAAGGAGTAAACCCTGTGACTGTCTGCCGGAAAGGAGGTGTCCAAATGAAACGAATGCTGGACCCACCATCTGAGTCGAGTCCGCCGCCAAATGAATTATAGCACTGGAAGGGAGTTGTGACAAGTGGGTAAAAGGAGAGGAAACGGAACCGGGTCAGTTTATAAACTGCCATCCGGAAAATGGCGTGGTGCTGTCACGCTGGGCCAATGGATAGACGAAAACGGGAAAGTCCATCGTCAGGTCGTGAGCAAGAACTTTGAAAAGAAAAAGGATGCTATACAGTGGGTATCCCTACCAGAAACCCGGATGGAGAAAAAGCCAAACATAACACTTGCGGAACTGCACACTCTCTGGGAAGCCGCCTATGACGGCTCAGATGCCGCCGTAAGCGTTTACAAGGCCGCATGGGGTAAATATACTACCCTGTATGGGATACCGCTTGAGAAGCTAAACATAGACGCATTACAGGGGTGCATAGACAACTGCGGTGCAGGGAAGCAAACCAAAAGCAACATGATATCCCTCCTGCGGATGATGTATAAGTACGCTATCCCTCGAGGATATGCAGAACTCAATCTTGCAGACTATCTCAAAAACAGCGGCGGTCAGAGCGTGGGCAAGGAAGGGATACCGCTTGCATATCTCGAAAAGATTCCATCCCTGTTCGGGAAAGTGCCTTTTGCCGAATATGTATATGCTCACTGCTATCTAGGCTTCCGTCCCGGCGAATTAAGGAAACTGGACGTAATGAACTATGACCGTAAGGAAAAAGCCGTTGTAGGCGGCTTCAAAACGGAAGCAGGACGAGACAGAACCGTTACCATCTCCCCAAAAATTCAGCCGATAATAGACAAGTTGGTTCAGGACAAAATCGCTGGCCCTATATTCTGCGATGAAAACGGCAAGGAATTATCCGAGCGGAAATACAAGCTGATATTCAATTCTGTTCTTGAGGCTATCGGGCTGGATAATCCAGAGGTTGAAATTAACGGAAGGAAATATACCAAATACACGCCGCATTCATGCAGACATACTTTCGCCACCCTCATGATGAAAACACACGGGGAGATGGGTGACAGGCTTTCCCTTATCGGTCACGCCAACGAAAAGACCCTGCATCACTATGAAGATATAGACCTTGACGGGCTGAGGGAAATCACGAATATAATATAAAAATATTCTGTACTACAAACTATTTACAAACCCATATGCAAAAACCCCTTGATTTTCAAGGGGTTTATTTTATGATTTGCTTAATTTGAAAAGTTCTATATTTTAACAAATCCAGTGTTTTCAATGGGTTTTCTGGTAAATTAAATTAAAACGCATTTATATTTACTTTTAATTCGCCTGAAAACCGTTTTTCTATTACAAACTATTTACAAACTGCAAAACGGGCACATTTACAAACTCTTGATATAAATAACAACCCCCCGCCATCCGCAGACAGCAGGGGATTGATTCAGGCTTGTGCCCCGCCTCTCCTGTCCTGCTTCTCGGCAGGGAGAAGGTCGTGCGGGTCTACGTTCATGGCATCACATAGATTCATGAAATTCCGGGCGGTCATGTTTCCAATGTGGGTAGCCCCGCCCTCGACCTTTGCAATCTGAACACTATGGACACCTGATAATTGAGAAAGTTCCTTCAGCGTGTATCCTCGTTCGTGTCTTGCTTCCTTCAACGTCATGCAATCGCCTCCTTTTTCTGCCATGATATCATTTTCGCTATACAAATGTCAAGGCCCGTACAACGGCCTAGATTGCGCTGTACGGGCCTGTTTTGTTTGGAATGTAATTATACTGCCTCGTCCACAAAAATCATTTTAACGGCTTTCTCAGCTTTACTGGCGGCAGATACGACCAGTTTGTTATCGCCCTTGATGTTTTCGAGCCATCCCTTGATATATGCCGCACTGTTCCGGGTGCTATGGTCGGTGTCGATTCCCAGACGGTTCAGGCTCATAGCACTGCCCATCTCTGCGACCAGTTCTTCCTTGGAGTATTCGCCGGATGCAAAGTGCGTAGATTTCAATCGGTTCAGCCGGGATGCGTGGCCCGTGCTGTGGGTGGCCTCATGGTATACGGTGGAATAGTATTCCTCTGCCCTCTGGAACTGGTCACGTTTTGGAACGATAATATCATCATGGCTGGGTCTGTAGCAAGCCTTATCACCGAGAACGTTTTCCAGCTTGATTCCTTCACGGGTCAGGTAATCACTCAGGACCTTTTCAGCTTCCTCGATAGGGTCGAACTCCACGGCGTTTCCATCTTCATCCTGCTTGTGGTGCTTCTGCTCGATGCCCTCGCACTGGTCGATGTGGAACACGTTGTAATATCTGAGCATCGGAATCAGCTTCGTTTTCTTCACGCCGTCCTTTTCCTCTTCCACGGGAACCTGTTTCCAGAAAACACAGATGGAAGATTTCTCGCCCTTCTTCACCTTGCCTCCGGCCTCGGTACACTGCTTGAAGGTCAGGTATTCACCGGGCTTTCCGAGAAGCATCTGATTGAGGAAAGAATACGGCTTCCCAGTGACCCGGTTCCATGCTCCATCGCCCTTGCCCGTCCACGGCTTTTCCCAAGGGATAACGCCCTGCTCAAGCTCGGAAATGATGCGGTCAGTAACCATCTGATAAATGTTGATAGCCATTGTATAAACCTCCTTGAATTTTCCTCAGCCCCGTGCTATAATTCAAGGGCTGAAACGCTATGGGTCATGCGCTTCGGTTATCCCTTCCCGGTGACTGACACCACCGGGAAGGGCTTTTCTTTTGCCACTCGGATTCGTTCATGTCCTCCCGGTATTCCCGGCTCATAGCCTCGCAAGCCTTTTCCAGTGCTTCATCGTCAAGGTTTCCGTCCTCATCAATGCACCCGACTTCGTATGCAAGGAACTCGTGCATATCGTAGACCATCTGACGGAAAGCACTGATTTCCTCCGGGGATACCTTGTATTCTGCCTCTGCCCGAATGTGGTCCGTTGCATCATAGATGCAATCTCTCAGATCGTTCAGGGTGTTCCTATAGCGGCAATAGCTCATGTTCATTGTAGTAACCTCCTTATTATTATCGGCCTCTGGCCTTCACTCCCGCCACCCTCCGAGAGGGTAGCAGGGTCAGGGTCAGATACTATAGCCACCTGATAGCACCATGCGCTTTGCAAGCCCGTAAAGTTCTTCGAGTTCGTACCCATCAATCCTGTTTCTGTTATATGCGTTCATGATTGTTTTCCACGCATCGTCCCAAGTTGCAAACACTTTGTCTTCAATCAGCAACCGAATCGCATTGTAAGTTGTCATCTCATTACCTCCTGCCCCTGTGGGGCTGTCTTGTTTCATCTACTGTAGCTATACTATACCAAATTCGCTATAATGTCAACCCCTATTTGCAAATTTTCTTAAAAAGTTTTTCAGACGGTGAAAATCCCCGGAAGGTCGTGCCCTCCGGGGATTCTGCCTTAAGTCCTCAAATCATCTACAAGCCGTTCTGCGGCCTCTCTGCTGGATGCCCATTGCAGGATAGTAACTTTATCGCCCTTGCGGGTGGAGTGGCTTGCAGGGCGTTCTACGGCCTCTGTGACGGGTCCTAGCCTTGCGGTGCGTTTGCCTCCCTTGTCGGAAGATATCACGCTCCACCAGATACGCATACCGTCCTGAACAAGTTCGTATTGCTCCACATCGGCGGCGGTCAGAGCGTGGTCATACTCGGCCCAGCCCCAAGCCTCCCGCTCGATTGCGGGGCAGTATGTCTTATCGTCAAAGTTGTGGATATCCGTCAGGCCATCCCCCGGAACGGAGCCGGGGACGATGGGCCTCTGGGTGCTATAGTATCTCATAAATAATAGCCCTCCGCTCTGTCAATAATGCTTTGAGCATCTATCTTCTCAACATCGCCGCAATATTCTTGCTCGGTATATCTCCCACCAAGCAAATAACTATCAAACGCTTTTGCCGCTTGAATACAATCATCAGTCCTTTCGTATATCCAATCATACGCTCGTTTCGCTCCGGCTAAAGCATTATCCTTTTCTGTTTCTCCGATATTTTGTTTATCGTGTTGTCGGATTTTTTCTTCCAGTGTATTTGCCAACTTTTCAAGGTTGGTTTTTCTGTTCTGGAGCGAATATATCTCTCCTTCCATAGTTTTAATTTTCTTCTTGTTTGCATCAATCAGGTTTTCATGCTCTGACAATGTTTTTTCAAAGAAACCGTCTATAATAATTTCTGCAAACTCTTTGCAATGAAAATTGCTGAGTTTATTTTCTTTACCCTTGAAGTATTTGTAAATTGCCCTGCTGATAATACGTGCTGAATCTTCATCAACGCCATATTCAAACAGCTTATTCTCAATTTCCGTCATAATTCTTCCTCCCTCCCGTATTGCTCTTCAATCATTCTGTTCCAATGAGCCATGAAGTAGTTGATATATTTGAAAACGCTTTTATGAGACTGGATAAAATCCTTCTGATTTCTAAGGGTATCACATCCGTTGTGAAACTCTTCCTGAAATGTATTGAGCATCCGTTCATAGTCTTTCTGGTTTGTCACGTTTATTCCTCCTTTTTGATTTCCGTTCTATATCCGGGAGAATATCTTTTTATCGTCCCAGCATAGGTTTCTGCTCCTTCCTTCGTGCAGAACGATTCCTGCAATTCTTCGATGGGTTTATCCCAGTGAGCAAAACCGGAATAAACCACTACCGTCCACGGGGTTAAATTTACTGTTCGCATAGTACCTCCTTTATACGATTCCGTAAGTTCCATCTGCGTTGACGATGATAGTTTTCTCTACCCAGCCGTCCGGGTCAAAAATGGTGGTACGGGTGTACTTCAGTTTCCCGTTTTCGTAGACTGCAACCACTTGCGTTCTGTTGTCCTCATACAGTGACTTCGCTTCCATGACATTTCCTTTCCCCCCGTCTAGCCGTTAGGTCAGCTTCCTTTGTTATGCTACTTTCACCCGGTTGATGATGGTCTGCTTCACGCCGTCCCGTTCGTTGTGGTCTTTCACGGTGGCCTTGATTCTGGTAACGTTCTGCTCCTCGATAAAATGCATCGTGTGGTGTTCATCTTCTTCCCAATGACCAAATACACCGGATGCGAACCACACAAGCACGTTGCCGTTGGAATCCGTAAACTTGTAAAGGTAAGTGGTTCCATACCGACCTTCCCAAGAGGTGACCAGCTTCATCTCGGAAACCTCAAAGGTCTGCCGCTTACCAACCTCTCCGACATACTCGGAAACGGTTTCTGCTTCGTGCTTGGCTTCCCTTTCGGCCTTGCGCTTCATCGCCTCGGTGTACTTCTCAAAAGCTACAGGAGCGTAAGCCAGATATCCGAAATGGCTGTCCTTGCAATACTCAGTGCGAATCAAGCTCCGGGTGTCGTTCAGAAGGAAGTTGATTGCATCCGCATCGGACAGGTCCTTGATAACCTTCGCCATCTCTTCGGCTTCCTTCATCTCGTCCTCGGTAACCTCTCTCAGGTATCCGGGAATCTTCGACCGATTGCTGTTCGGCTCGGAAGATTTGACATAACCCTGAGCCTTGTAAACCTTGATTGCGGTTGCCAGAACTTCAACGGTGCTGTATGCGCGGGCGTATCCTCTACTGAGGAAGTCGAACCGCTCGATGTCGTTCTCTTCCAGAATCTGAACCAGCTCGTTCCGATATCCAATCTCCTGCGGGTTGATTCCGCAGTAGTCTTTCAGGCAAAAACGCCCGACCTGTAACTCGGAACCATCTTCGCCCCGGACGATAAAGGTCTTTGCTCTCGCCCGGTTGGTCTTGCAATGCTCACATCTGCAATCGCTGTGAATCCATTCGGGCTTGACCTGTCCCTCAAATGCGTTGACCACGTTGCCCTCTTCGAAATGCTCAATCTGAGCAATCACGGTGTATCCATCCCTGCGGATGATATCGCCCTCTATGGTCAAGTCGAAAACCTCAACCAGTTCCGTGCCCTTGTTCACGATGCAGTTGTTGATTTCATCAACCGCTCTGACGGGAACTTCCACGGCCTTGGTTTCGCCGTACTCAACCACGAACTGCTTGCCGTACTTGCTGGACTTCTTCTGGATTCTTGCAACGGCCTTTTCAACAGCTTCACGCTGGGTGGTGGGGATTGTGTAAGTAGCCATTTCTGTAACCTCCTTCAATTACTGTAGTTATACTATACCAAATTCGCTAAAATGTCAATACCAAAAAAGGAATTTCTTAAATCTTTTTTCACGCTCTTAATCCTGGCCCTCACTCCGACCCGCCATCGCTGACGGGCCGGGTCAAGGTCAGAATCATCCGTTCAGGATATCCAGTGCGGATTTGGGCCACTTGGTATTATATCCCCATCTCGGAACCTCGCTCTGCATCTTATAACAAGGAATCACATCGCCATCAACAGAAAGTTCCGGGACGGCCCATGTGGAGGACAGATATGTATAATCGTCCTTGCACGGTTTCCCGTCCTCGAAGATAACACCGCCTGTATACTCCCAATCGCCACGCAATCCGGCGGCGGCAGATTCAGGCTTCCGCTCCTTGATAATCCGTGCGGCCTTGTCCCAATCGAAGACCATCAGTTCCTTGCCACGGTTCGCCTCGCCAATAGCAAATGCGTCCAACGTATTCATAGCATCAATCTCCTTTTTTGTTGTAGGGTCTGGCCCTCATCCTCACCCCGGAGGTTCCGGGGCAAGGTCAGGGTCAGATGGAGAGGAAACGGAGAACCTTACGGTAGCATTCCCTGTTGTCCTCCTCGCTGAACTTCACCTTGTGTGCGGCACACTCAGCCGTGATGTACCGCTGAATTGCTTCGTACCTTTTACCGCCGATAGCCCTGCGAATCTTCTCCGCTCTCTTTGGATTGTCGGCGATGTTGGTTACGATGTCGTTCATAACGATGCTTCCGATATACATGGTATCGTCCTCCTTCTATGAAATTTACAAAGTTCATGCGGGGTTGTGACCGCAGGGCTTTCGCCCTCCCGCATTACCAGAGGCCGAAGCCTCTGTCACTCTGCGAAACATACCCTGCCAACTATCATGGTCAGGAGTGAGAGGATGATTAGCATTGCTCTTCCTCCTTCTTTATCAACCTATAATCAGGCTTGCGCAGGATTTTCATTACCCTTTCATAGTCTCGCTCAGTTCCGCAAGCCCACCGTCTGACCTCCGTCCAATGTCCATACGCCGTCTTGACCTGATAAAACACCGTTACCTTGTTCATCTGAATACCTCCTATATCCCGTTTCGCTCTTGCTCATTCAGCCCACGGACTTTTACCGGGGGACGGGAGGGGCCGAAGCCCCTGTTATGCGATTTCGTACCAAGGATGAGCCTTGTCGGAAGTCAGCCAGAACTTGTTTACCTTGTGTTCCCGTTCGCTATTCTGTTCAGTGGTTCTGTGCCAGTTATCAGAACGCTTGGTCAGGATTGCGGTGTACTCTTCGTACTTCACGGGGCAATCAAGATGATTCATAATCTTGCTAGTCTTCTTCATGATGTTCATCAGGTAGCAGGTTTCAGGATTCCACATCTTATCAGCAGTCTCAATTGCTTCCTCAATGGTCTTGGCTTCGATTGCCTTATAGCTGTAGGTCATGGGCTTGTAGCTGGCCTTGTAATCGGTGTAAATCACGAACTTCATTTTGTTTACCTCCTGCCTTGCGGCTGTCGTATCTCTTAACTTGTCTATTATTATATACCAAATTCGCTAAATGTCAACTACTATTTCAAATTTTCTTAAATTTTTTTGTAGGCCGTGAAATCATCCCCTGTACTATATAAAAAGACAGCCCCCATCTCTGAGGGCTGTCTATATGGATTATCAGCGATTCTCGAGCTTGCTCACAAGCCGCTGAATCTCTGTGCGGGTCATCTCGTCAGGAGCATCCTCCATCATATCACGGAGCTGTCCCGCCATGTCCTCGCTCCGGGAATAACCGTTGCGGGAGTAGCGGCCCATGCTGTCCCGTCTCCGGGCGGCATAGCTGTTGCCGTAATAGGTGGGCATCGTCCGTGAAGTGTAGCCCATCATACTATACTCGGCCTCGCCCTCCATCTTCTCGCACTTCAGAAGGTTCTTCTTAAGGTGGGCCAGTGTGTCGGCATACTGGATTTCAGACATGGTAAGATTGCCTTTATCAGACTTCTTTTCGATGTCCTCAAGCTCACCGCAAACATAATCAATCAGTTTATGCACAGTTTTTATCCTCCTTTATTAGGCTGTTCTGTTGATACTCAGGCTTCCGTCAATCACATTGATTGTCGGTGTAGGAGTAGTTGCCGGGTCATTTACAACGCCGCTGACATACTCAACGGAAACCGTGAAACAACAGCCACGAGGAACATCAATAGTTGCTCTGCTAGTCACGTTTCCATATTCGTCAACAGCCGTAGGAGTGACAATACTCCTACTTCCCGTTCTTTCCTCGCCGGAAACCACAATCGCTGTTGCAATCGGGGTTACAGCCCCGGATTCTGGAATAGAAATATTACCCGTAAAAACTACGTTATATCTGGCAAAACAAGCCGTAGGATTATTCACGATACCACGGAGAATAAAAATCCCGGTTCCGAGGGAATGGAAAATATACCCCCGGTTGCAAGGGATAGAATCAAGGAACTGAATCGGGGAATTGAGCGAAACGCTTTCCACCGTGTCACGAGTTAAATATTCTGCCATGATTTCACCTCATCAAGCTACACCACAGCCACAGCCACAGCCACCGAAGCCATTACCGTTACAGGTAAAAATAGGCTGATTACCATAAACGGGCTGGCTAGGAATGGGGCAGGAACGCAGTTCGCTAACAAGCTGGTTAGCAACTGTAGCCTGACCATTGCGAATCTGTGCAGTCTGCTCAACCTGAGAAGCTTGCCCACGGGCATACATAAGCTCGGAACGCAGATTAGCATTCTCACGCCGTTCAGCATCCAGGCGGTCAGCACACAGATCATCCTTGATAGACTGGATGCCATCACGCAGAGCGTTGACGATAGCGTTAGTGTTACCCATGTTCTGCATGGTTACGTTTTGCAGAGCGTCCCCAACAGCGGCACGATCCGCACAAGCTTCTGTTGCAACTGTATAGCGGAGGTCAGCAGTAGCCGCCCGGTTATCACAGCAACATTGGGCAAGCTGTGCCTGTAATGCTGTCATGCCCTGAGTGTTAGCTGTCTGAGCGGCAAAGCTTCTTTCAAGGTCAGCGATGGTGTTGTTATACATCTGGGATGTAATGGCGTTCTGTGCCCCGGTGACAGCGTTCACAACGCCGTTCCCGGTCTGGCAGATATTCTGGTTCACACCAGCAATGCCAAGCTGGACATCACCGAAACCGCTTGTAATGCTGTTCTGGATGCCCTGGATGGTAGTGCCAAGCATCTGGTCACGGAAGCCGCCGTTAATATTCTGGCTGTTGTTCAGCCAAGGATACAGGCCGAAGTCAGCCCCCATCATGGCACCATAGCCGCCGCCGAAGCCGCCGCCCCAACCACCGTTGAAGCACAGGAGCAATAATATAATCCACCAACCGTCATTGCCGAAGAAACCGCCGTTATTACCAGCATAACCACCCATAGGGGCAACAGGCATAATCATATTGGAGGAATCACTATCAGTAAAAGCCATGTTGTTTATCTCCTTATGTTTATTTATATTTACTGCTATGTACACTCGCAGAAAATATTCTTATCTTCGCCCGAATTGACGGGCCATCTGCTGAGCCATATTTACACGGCCCTGATTCACCTGTCCGCTGTTCAGGAGGTGATTAATTATCTGTTGCGGATTATTGAGATTGTCCGGGATGCTATACCCCGCTTGCTTCAACATTTCCGCAGGGTGTTGTTTTAACTGAGAAAGCATCTGCATAGGATTCTGCTGTTGCTGATTTCCAAGGCTGTCGAAAAGTCCCATGATTAAACCTCCTTGTTATCCGTAACCAAAGGCATCGGCATAGGAATAGGCTTGTCACGCTCTGTAATGGCTTGTAAGCGTTTTTCAAGCTCTTCCCTAGTAACATACCTATCCGGGTCGAAAGCGGGTTTAGGCGGCGTTCTAGGCCGTTTTACGAAAACATCAAGGGACGATTGCCCGTTTGCCATTGCAGTCTTTACAAAAATTGCTGAATCATCCTTTGCAATCATCATCTGGGAAGAGCCGGGACCGACAGGATAATTACTTGCCGATTCCTCTGAATCCACCTGCACAATCTCAGCCCGGATTGTGGGTGGTGTCATCATCTGCTGTTGCTGTGGCTGTTGATTTTGCATCGGCTGTTGATACTGTTGATAGCCATATCCGAACGGCTGATAGGATGCCGGGTAGCCGTTGTTAAAAATCATTTACAATCCCCTCGCTTTTCTTCGTCCAAAAATACTGCGGTATCTCCTGCGAACTGTCCCAGCTATCAAAGAGGATGCCGTCCCGTACAGTTGCAACATGATTCCCAAATCCGAGAACGTATATCCCACGAGGATTGTCCCGGCAAAAATCTTCCGCCGTATAGCAGTCAGGGCACGAATCAGGAAGCGTTTCACGATAAAATCCATTCTTCCGCAATGTCGCTCCCCAAACTCCGTTGCTCGAAGGCATATCGCACATATAGTATCCGTCGGAAGCTATCTCGCAGTACGCCTTCTCCCAATCAATACCGAGAGCAACAGAAACGGCCCGAACTGCGCAGTCCCCGACATTCCTTCCTGCGGGATTATTGTTGAAGTATTTCCACATAAAAAACACCCTCTTCCTACAGGAAAAGGGTATAAAAAAACAGAGCCATTCACAATTTCGTGAATAGCTCTGTTTTGTGTCATTTCAGGTGCTTAAATAGCTGGTTTTGCCTCTTGTATATGATCCGTTTAACTTGTGACACAGAAATATCATGTCTTTCTGCTAATGGTTCATAACAGATTCCATCTATCAAGCGTTCTTTAAGGATTCTTCGGTCACGCTCTGCGTTCTTGCCGATAATCCATTCATCAATCAGGGATTCAAGCTGAGTGCGGGAAATATCAATCATTCACCGCCTCCTAACTCTAGTCCCTCTTGACCGTGAACGGTTCTTCAAACGCCGGGTGCGTGTCCTAGTTGTTGTTCTCCGGCGTATTGTTTGTGCCATCGTTACTCACCTCGTTACCGCTACCGTAAATATTCACACCTTCACCGTCTTGCTGTACCGTTGTTTCAGTTGTGGTTTCGGTGCTTGCATAATCGTAGCTTGTCCAGATGTAAGCAAAGCCAAATATCAGCACAGCAACAGTTATCAGATTGATTATTGCAAGCTGGATTGTTTGCCGCTTATGAACAGCAATTATACTTTCAACGACATAATAAGGAACAGATGCACATTCTTTTTCATCGCCAAGAAAACCGTTATAATTTTTGTCCATGCGGCTTTTCCTCCATCAAATCAGTTTTAACCTGTGAAGTATTGCAATGGATTGTTCCCTTGTGATTAGGCTACGGGGGGAAGTGCCATCTACAACACCGTTCTTAGTAGCTCTTGCCCATGCCCCTTCCTTGCGGCTCCACTCAGATTCCTTGAGGGAATTTGTATAGGAAAAAGCCTTTTGCATCAGGGTATAAGCGTCAGCACTGCTCATGTTACGAATGATATCTTTTACCTGTTGTTCTGTCAAGTCTGGTTCCTCCTTTTCGGTCAGTCTTGCCTTGAATTTGTACCACCCATCAAGCCGGGAGTTATTCAAGCACCACGGTTGAGGGCAAAGCTTCCCGGTTACATGGTGGTGCATCAAAACACGGCTTGCAGGTATTCTGTATTCCTTCATCAGGAATTTGCCAAGCTCTACAGCGTTATTCAATGCCGCATCCGTAAAATACCAATCTGTTGCAAATGCGTTGTTCATATCGGATTTGTCTTTCTTGCAGTTGCAAATCTCAACATTGATGGAATTGTAATTGCGACAAATGCCGTAATGCGTTGCCGCCTCTTTGGTATACAGATTAGTATATTTATCCCCGCCGACAGAATAACAATACCGATTTTTGATGTCGGGATTGTACTGCACAATCTCCGCATCATCAACAATGAAATCAGCAGATGCGGCACGGTTAGAAGGATTTCCAAACATCGCCGCAGTTGCCCTTGCTGTTCCCTTCTTGGATGTAGAACCAGCGCAATAATGAAACACCAGATATAGAATGGGCCTGTTCGGTTGTAAAGAAGTATGCACGGAAGAAGTGCATTTTATGATGTTCATTTACTCACCCTCAGTATCAAAACCAATAGCGTCAATCTGTTCTACTTCCTGAGACTGTTCAGCCTCTTCTTTCCGCTTTGTAAAGAAGTAGGTGATAATAGCCCCGTAAGCCGTGCAGAACAGCGACAGGGCTTCTGCATTAGGTGTAACAGGGGCGAAAAGCAAAGCAATCATAGCCCCTGTCATAGCAAGTGTGACGATGCTTTTCACATCAATCAAAGCAAGAATGTTTTTCATCTGCTACCCTCCAAGTTGTCTAAACGTTCTTCGTGTACTGCAAGTGACTGTTCCAGTTTATAAGTCCTATCAATCAGATTGTTGTGCTTATCAACTTTGGCTTCCAATTCCGTTAGCCGATACTCAATCAATTTTTTCATTTCGTTGCTTTGGAAAGAATTATTGATAAGGCAAACAATGATAGCAACTACCCCGGATGCACCACTTGATAGAAAACCAACTAATTCAGGAGACATATAACCACCACCTTAGTTGTTGATTGTTTTCGGGATACCCCTGCCCGGTGTGAGCAGGGGCATCTCCGATATAGGGTTAGGTACAGAAGCCGAGGGCCACGCCAAAAGTGATGCTGGCACCGCTGATATCGCTACCGCCACGGCCATCGACGCACCTGAAATAGCTCGTATTGTCAGCAGAACGCAGCCACCAGTAGTAGGCGCTACTCGCTCCTACTTTGAACTTCTTTCTGCTGTTAGCATCCGTGAAGACATCGCTGTAAACATGGCCCAAAGTCTCGTAACTGGTTCCACCGAAGATTTCCTGATTGGAGGGAATCCAGACATCATCCGTAGTTACGCTGTTCAGCACCTTCGTACCAGAGGTATCAAAGATGTTGCTGTGCTTTGTTACTTCCTTAATGCCGCTTCTGACATTCTGAGGGATAAGAGGCTTAATCGTCTCCTTGAGATATGTCCGCATTTCAGACTTCTCCCAACCGCCGATCGTGCCGGTTCCCTCGACATTATTACTTTTCGAGGGATTCATACGATGGTAAGAGTTCAACAGCTGTTCGGAGATCCAAGTAATAGGTGCCTTTCCACCGCTGGCGAGATCATCTGTATCCATCGCTACGATTTTCATGGAGACCGTGCCCTCAGTACCCAGATTAAGTTTCTTCATGTCGCCTACCTGATACTTGGTCTTATAGGTCCCATTTTGAATATTGGCTAAAATCTGATCCCAGCTATCAGAAATGGTTTCAGGCACGCCAACAAAGTTGAACTGTGCAACACAATCCCGGTTGGAGGTTACATTGGTGTTTGAGGGAGACCATCCGCTGAACTCGTAATCGTCGGGGTTGTCTACGTCGGTCTTCGTGGGCGTAGTGCCAGTGTAGTTAGCCGTCTGCCCCTGCTGAACTGTGACAGTCTGGAGAACCTCAGAACCGTTCATAAACCGAACCGTATAAGTCGGAATATAACTGGCCGTATAGGTTACATTGCCGGTAACAGTGCTGACAGTAGGACTCCAGCCCGTAAAGTTACCGCCGCCGGAAGTCGGATTCTGAGGCGTTGCACCGTCATAATGAGGTGTGGAGCCATAAGGAACATCAGTGTCTGTTTCAAGCGTTGTGCCGTTGCTATTATTCCAAGTAACTGTGTATGTCCTTACTGTCTTGGAGTAAGCCGCATAAACTGTTCTATCACCGTAAACATCAATAATAGCGTCAGCTTGTGCCGTTTCCTGATTTGGCTGTTTATTCCATCCAACAAATGTATAGGAATACTGAGCAGTAGAAGCACGAGCAGGGCCAGCGGGAGGAGTATCCTGCGGAACACCATTCAGGCAAGTAACGGTTTTCAGTGTTTCAGAATCATCATATGTTCTGAAAGTAAGAACGCTGGAAATACTTTCAACATGAATTGTGATATACGGGAATCTATCTGTCAGGTCAGTATATTCAGCACCAGAAAGAGCGTCAATATAGATATCGCCAGAAACTTGAGCCTTTGCATATTCGTGATACAGCCATTCTCCGTTAGGCCCTCTTTCACGGGTAACACCAGACATAGTTTCAAGCAAATCGTAAAACGCATCAATCTCTGAATATGTGTTGAACTCCATATTGATACCACTAAGATAAACCTGAGAGTTTGCAGGAATCTCACTCAGGATATCCACATAATCAACCACTGTTTCATCCACATTCGCAAGCATGAGCCGGGAAACATTTGCGAAGGAAGGACAAACGAAATCGGTCAGCTTGTTAAGATTGATAAGTGTCAGAGCCGTAATAGTTCCGGGAAGGTGAAGCTTTTCAACAAAGCCGCCATCAGCAAGATCAACGCCAGTGATTGCAGTACCATCAAAATAAGCCTCTTTCAGTCTAGGGCTGTTTTCAAGGTTAACGGTAATGGCAAGGTTCGGGCAGTTGCGGACATCAATCTTTTCCAGCAGGACAGAATTTCTAACATCCAACTTGTTTAGGTTGGCGTTAGAATAGTTAGAATCAGGATTGCCAATAACCAAGTTGCGAAGCCTGGAGCATCTGGAAACATCAACCTCATTAGGATAGAACACAGAGATATCGCCAATGTCAGTAATGAGATCAGCAGAATAAATCCATGTTTCCATTTCTGTAACCGTGGAATCCTGATTGTAAACATAGTTTACAGGATGGTTTGCCGTTGCTCTCTTCAGATCAGGTGTAGTACCGCCGCCGAAGCTAACACCCATGTACATATCAATAGCGGATGTTAAAGTCAGTGTACCAGAATTGAAGAAACGGATAAACGCAACGTTTGCTGTAGCCGCTCCAATATGATACTTGGAATCCAGATAACGGAATCTGTTAGCCAACCACCACTTTCTTTGTTCTTCCTTACTGCCCTGAAGCATTGTCAGATAACGATCCGTAACAATCAGCTTACCAGTAGCCTCATCAACTGTGACTGGATCAACCAGAGGTGTAATATACTTAATATAGCTGTCCTCGTTGAAAATTGTTTCAGGCCAAATAGCTTGATGGTTTTCGAATCTCTGTTCAATCGCATCATAAGACCAAGCACCAGAAGAACGAAGTTCACGATACATGGCAGTGATTTGTGCCCGGAACGCATCCCGGAAGTTTGTCCAAAGCACGGAATCCTGTGCGTTATAAACAGGTGCATCAGTACCGCCACTGTCACCACCGCTAATTATGCTGGAAACAGTATCGGTATCCTCCAGATAGTAACCAAACATCAGAACACCAGAATTGTTAGTGCCAATAGCGGTATCCATGTCGTAAGGCTCAAATACGGCTTTACGATCCATTGCCCTGCCACTGCCTGTTGTGTTGCTACCATGGAAGCCAACAAACATGTTCTTTGCTCTGGAATCGATCATCAAGAACAGTTCTGTAAAAAGGTAGTAGAATGTAGCCGAATCAATTTCAGCGTATCTTTCAAACTCTGCACGGAACTTTGTAAGACGAAACGCAGGTGTATCCTTAGTGAATGTGATCTTATAGCCTGTGGTAACGCCACCAGAAGAAACCTCTTCAACAGTATAAGAAACATCCAGCGGATACATTCTGACTGTTGCATCTGTTGGAACAGTGTAAACAACAGGTGCAGGGAGATTTTCAGAAGTTGCCTCATCTCTCCATGTTGATTTGACCCAAGAAAGAAGCTCATTCAACTTGCTATAATCTCTCCACTCGTCAGAGGGAAAACGGGCTTCAAAATCATCATACCAAGAAGGATAGTATTTCTGGTTAATCTCATCCCATGCCTGAGTTTCAAAATCGTTCGCTTGGAACTTAACATTTGCGCTGTTGTTACGTTCCCACTCCCAAGATTCCTGATTGCCAGAATAACCAAGGGGTTCAGGCATTCTCTTAGGCAGGTTAAAGTTGTATTTACCCATAAACTGTGTTTCCTGTGTCTCAGGGTTATACCAGAAAAGCACAATGGGAATACCTTCAATACCCCAACGAACTTTAGGATTCGCAATCATCTCAGGTGTCTTATAAGGACAGGTGTCATTATAGAACATTGTCAGTTCCGTGTTGTTTGCACCCTCAGAAGAAGCAACATCAGCCTTGAGGACAAATCTGTTAAACGGAATGGAGCCTGTACGAAGGGCATAGCTTCCAACGGTTCCGTTAGGAGTGACGAAACCTTCCTTAAACTGCATATCGTAATTCTTGCGATAATACACAGCGGAGGAAGTTCCCTGCACATTCATTTGAACGCCTGTGAACGTGAAAGACTTGGAGGGGTGAAGAGGATCAGTGTAAGAGCCAGAAACCGTTTTCTTATCGCCCTTATACTGCGGAAGAATGTTAGATTCCACAACCATATAAGGAAGATTTCCGGGAAGATTAGCGGAAACAATCTTGCCATAAGCGTCATAAATATTATTGCGGGAATAACGCTCAAGCATTATATTGCCATCCTGAGTATCCGCAATCCAGTTTTCAACAATCTGCTGTGCATTCAAATCGTTATCATAAATGCGGATGTTGTAAATATCAACAGCACAATCGTCAGAACCAATACTGATATTAACAGGTGTAAGCTGTGAAAATCTTTCACCGCTTGCATACTGGATAGCACGGGACATAACGCCATTGATAAACACATAGATCAAACGGTTTTCGTTTTGCTTCTCAACTACGATGGAAAGCCGAATGTGTTCGTTGTCCTTATACAGTGTATTAATCTCATTCTGTGCCCCTCTGAAACTCACGCTTTGAGGTGTGATCTTCAGGCCAATATTATCGGCAAAGCAAGAAATGATTTCAGCATTATAATCCGTTACATTGTGCGTTGCAAATTCGATTTCAATAGTTTTACCTGTATTCTTGAAATCATTTGCGAAAATCTTATAAGGAATAACAACACGGGCTTCATCAGAAATTCTGAGGATATTAATTCCATCGCCATCATTCTGCCAGCCGTCAAGCCTCCATGTGAAGCCCGTAAGCGATGCGGAAATATCATTGTATCCCCATTCGGCTCTTGTCTCTTCCCCGTTACTGCGGCCCTGCGCTGTAAGATAAAGTGCAAGGTCTTCAGTTTCTGCTTCAACATCAACAGAGCTTTCAACAACAGTAAACGCAAGAGTCTTGATAGCATTTCCGCTTTCAATTCTAACCTGTGTTATTCCGGGGTTATTTGCCCTCAGTGTATAGCTATGCTCAGTTCTATCAACTTCCTGAGTAGAAACCAACGTGTTATTAACGTAGATTCTAACAGTAGCGTTTACCCTCATGGGATCATAAACAACAAACGGAATCGGAACAGACGAATACTGATTCACACTTTCTCTGTTGAAAGAAGAAGTAATAATTACATCCTCATTCAGAGGTTCAATTGAAACAAATTCGTAATACAGTTCATTAGAACGAACCGTTTCACCGTTAATTTCCGCTTCAAAGTAGCACCGAAGGGAATGCCCTCCATGAGATTGAGCGGGAATTGTATATGTCATCTGACGATTAGAAACAGCCGTTGTCTGTGTACCAATCTCAGTGCCATCAACGATAAAATGAATAGTCTTTTCGACAGAACCAATAGGCGTATACGGGAATGCAATTACACCACCATACGGAGTTGTTGTGTCGAATGTGGAAGAAATGGAAAGTGCGATACTTGTAATGTTGAATGTGATTGTACGGCCTTGATCATAAGCATCGGAAATACGAACCTTAACCTTGTTGTTGCCGACAGAAACAAAAGGAGCAAGGTCAATATTCACAGTGCCCTGAGAAATCTGCATGGTAGCCCGTACAACCTCATTTACTGCGATCCTAAGAGTACCATCACCTGTAGGCATATCATCTTCAATCGAAGACCAAACAAGCGATATGGGGCATTCAGAGCCGTCAGAAATGGTCTTAGAAAGCCATCCTGTAGTGTTATCAACGGTAAGCACAGCCTTGATGGTTTCACCACCACCACCGCCGCCACCGCCACTGTATGCAAGCGGGATACCGTTTTCACTGCGAACGCCCTTATAAGTAGGATATACAAAATTAGTATCAGGGTCTTGCTCAAGGCCAAGATCATCAGGATCAATACTGATATTGTTCAGCGCAGATTCAATGTCATTCAGTTTGTTTTCGACAGTTGCAACATGATTTTCAGCGTTGCCAGCCAAATCAAGGGCACGGGAAGAAAGCTCGTCTGCCTGAGTAGTAATCTGGACAATCTGTTCGCCCTTGTGTGTAATGTCATCCTTCGCCTCAGTATATGCAGTGTCAATCTCCTGCAACGCCAGTTCCTTCCGGGCGTTTATCTGGGTTGCGGATTCATCAATCCGAGCAATGGCGTTGTCAGTTTCTTCCTCTATCGTAGCCTTTGCGGTTTCCATAGCTTGAGAGGCTTCGGATGCACTCTGAGCGGCCTCGTTTGCCTTTTGGGTAGCTGTATCACTCGCAGTGGTCGCAGTCGCTGTGAGCCGCTCTATCGCCGTCTTAGCGGCATCGGAAGTTTGAGCCGCCGCAATGATTTCATCAGTTCGGTCAATAACATTTACCAGTTCCCGGATTTTAGATTCAGAACCGAGCGTATCCTTATCAAGTGCGGCCCTTTCGACATTAAGAATAAAGTTCGCAGTATTCAGGGTTTTTCCACTCTTAAGAAGAGCGAGTTCAAACACCTGCTTGCCGTCACAAGCCGTCATCTGCTTATCACCAGCAACGGTGACAACCTTATCTGTTATGTTAAGAGTAGCATCAACCGAATAGCCATTACCATCGCTTTTTGTTCCCTTGATAACCGCAGTTGTACCGCTCTGGATCGTAAATTCTCCCTCAGAACTGTATAGGGTAAATACTAGTGTATAATCATCATCATACTGCGATACAGGGACAATTACAGGTATTGAGCCGGGAAGCATATCAAGGTTATAACGATAAACAATCATAAACTTTTCCCCTTTCTGGAATTTTGAAAGTACAGATTTTCTATATCACCTCTTTGCATCCATATTCGTAAATCTACATTCAGAGTAGCCACGCTGTTTAACATAAACAATCCAGTCAAAAGCAGTGTTAGGCTCTCCATGTACAACAAAAGAATCATTCCTTTTTTCGATATAATCAATTTCGCCGTGGCTTGTCTTTGTAACAAAAGCCCTGTAATCGCAAGACAAGTCAACAGTTTCACAGAATGTTTTGTCAAACTCTATGTAACATCTTCCATCAATGTCAATAACGCCGCCGCCGAAGTCAGAAAAAACAGGCTCTGGGCTTTCCATAGCGGCAAGGCCAACCCTGCCATAATGCTCAGTTTTAACAGCACGATACTTTTGACCGTTCTTCGCTATTAAATCGCCGCCATCACACCAAATATTTCCGTCAACAACAAAGTCACCAATTAGTTTAAGTCTTGGGTGATTTGTATCGCTTGAAAACTCCGGGCGAAGTGTAACCTTATAATCATGAAAATAATCAAAAGTAGTAGGGTCTACAGCACCTGACGGCCATTCGCTTTGCTTCTTAAATTGTGACCAAATTATTCCGATATCACCATAAATCAGAACATCTTCTGTGTGGCCATTAGGGTTTTTCCCGGCATTCAAAAATACTATTGGTGCATCTCTGTCCAAATTAGATGATGTAGAATTAATGGAAAGTCCACCCTCGTTGTTGCTGTCGATTTCAATAGCTGTTTCAGGGTAATCATGACCATACAAAGACGTATAGTCACTGAGTCCCGTTGAAATCTGGAATATCCATCTATCAAACATCTCTCTATTATAATCATATGTGCCGAAAACAAAATCATTATTAGTAAGAGCGGAAACATAATTGCCGTAAGCTGGGTCTGTACTTCTTTTTACATAAAGAGAATACTCAATGTTTGCATTATTTAATGTACCATTAGTAATTGTCACATCTCCATTGCGTTCAACTTCAAAATACTTTGATTTGATTTCCAAAGTACCGCCGTCAGTTTGTGTATCTATCACAAGATTCTTAGACTTCAGTTCGCCTGTATCAAGATCATACGTTGTATTTCCATTATGATCAGAAATAGTACCAGTTTTTAATAACGATGTATCAATTTCTCCAGCCGCAATATAATTTGCGTTAAACGTGCCGTCAATCGTCCAAGCTGTGGAAAAATTCTCAGGCTCATACCCGTCTTGGCTGAATCCAATACCGTTTTTGTTTATACGGATGCAGTTTACTGCCTGTTCCTTATCTGGATTGTCCATGATAAGGATTTCTTCCGGGTATCCTGTGGTTGGATTTGGCTCAATTACAACATAACCGCCCAAGCCGCCGCTGATTAGCTGTGTCGCATGAGTGATAGCACGTTGCAAGAATGCGGCCTTTTCAGCAATCTTTGTTTCGATTTCTTCGGCCTTTTCCTGCTGTTTGACAATGGTGTCGCTGAACGAGCTTTTTGCATCTCCTAATTCGATGCTTTCATATCTGTCAAGCAAAACATTATATTTTGTTTTTATAACCTTTGCTGTTGCAGTAATTCCAAATTTCTCGAAATATACGGAAACGGTATCACACAGATTGACACGTTCGACATTAGCCTTGCCTTTATATTCCTCGCTCTGATATAGAGGAACAAAAGAAACCTTTATGCTTATCTTCGGTATTCCGATATCGTTGGAAGAAATATAGCTTTGTGCGGCAGTTAGAAGTTGCTGTTGTGTAGGAGCGTTTTCAAACTTTTCGGTTAAATCTACAGGTAAAACTCTGCGGAATGGATAGTTATTAGCGTAGGAAGACATTACAACTTTGCTATCAAGCATAACAAGTGTATTGCTTTCCTCGTTGTGCCAATATGGCAGTATTCCGGTTATGACATCCTGAATATTCTCTTCCTGCTCAAAATCAGTAAGGTTTTTACCATATCGGATTGTTACACCACGGTTCGTACCTCTTTGAGCATGGATTTTAACGTTCCAGTTATCCCATTCAAATTCGCCGCCATAAACGTCAAGGTATGACCCTCTTGAACCTCCCAAACAGGCACGCAAACTTTTTGGGACAGTTACTTTATAGCTTGCAGTGGAGTTTTGCATATCTGACCAAACCGTAAAAGGATTCGTTCCAACTGCATTGCTCCAAATCCCTACTCTGGCTGTGTTGGAAGTAGAAGCCTCAAAAGGAGTAACAGGTATTAAAGAAAGCTGATACGAAATATGTTCTGCATTTACAGTTATAATCCCGCCAATCGGCTTCGTAATTTTATAAATGCGGAACGCCTGTCCTGTTTTCCCATCAGCAGGAACAGCAAAAATTATCCTGCTTTTTCTAATTTCAGAATAATATTTACCCGAAATGGGATACTCCATTTCAAGTTCGTATTCGCCGTTTCTTTCCTCTGTAACAATACAGGAAATCGCTTCTGATAGTCTTCCAATGCCATTCGAGGTAAAGGCGGTTTCTGTTTCATTGTAAAGAATAGGAATCATAACCGCCACCACCTAGGAGTAATAATAACTCTTGTAATTCCGCTACCGATTGAAACATAATTGCTACCTGGATTCAACTGAAAGAATTTCCCGCTATTTAGCCGAATGTTTCCATTGCAATTTGTAGAACCTCTAAAAGCGTCCTGAATGTCACAATCAATGTCTGTATAGGAACTGTTTGTGTTGATGGTTATAGTATTGCCGCCAATGGTAAGTTGTCCTGTGCCGTAAACTCTGACTATCGGCAACGCAATCATTCTTGTTGGATTTGTTAACGATCCTGAAGATGTAAATTCAACTGTGTTTTCTCCACTTTTCAAAAATCGCTGTGGCTTGCAATCAAAACGCAAAACAAAATGCCCGATATCACCGGGTTTTACATTTTCCATTTCGAAAGCACCAGTGTATTTCGCAAGCCGAAATTCTTCAGGGTAAAAAGTATCTTCCAATCTACAATAACCAGTCTTCGACATAAATATATTCTTCAGGTTAGAAAGATTATTATTGAAATCACTATAAATGATTGCATCATACTCAAGTTCAAGGTTTGAATATCTCCCGTTATCAATGAGCAAATCGCCATTTCTTCCTGGAATAGATATCCTCTCAAACTCTCGTTCCGGGGCATTATAAATACCATTGCCAACAAGAAAGGCACTGTACGTTGCGGTAGATACGTTATCAAATTTTAAGAAATCCATTACGCAAACACCGCCTTTTTCCTCTGAACAGCATTCTCAAGCTTTTGAGCAACAATATCAGCAAGTTCGTTTACATCCTGACCAACAGCACCATATACATTGATAGTTATGCCGCCTGTAGTAGCCGCATTGCGAGAATCGGAATAAGTTGTGGAAGTGGATATGCCAGCATCGAGAGGGCCTGAGACGATTCCGTTCAGTTCATCCATTGCGTCCTGAACATCATCAGAGTTGTCGCTAATACCTTTAGCTAAACCCTCATCAATCATCTGCCCTGCCCATTTCATAAGCTTTGACGGGGAAGAAATTCCAAAGAAAGATTTGATGCTATCCCATGCCTGATATGCAAGGTTAAGAATTGCATATTTAACCCAAGCACCGAATTTAGTGATGCCCTCACCTATGCCACGAACAATATTGTAACCGACATTTTCCCACCATTGAGAATACGATTGAACCCATTCTACAATTTTATCCTTTAATTCTCCGATTTTTGTTCTTATCGAATTAAAACTATTGGAAATGCCTGATGCAATATTAGTTATGATATCCTTTCCGATATCTCTGATTTTTTGGGCAAGCTCTATTATCTTGCTCTTTATTGCGGTAACCATATCGCTGATTTTAGTTTTAACCGCACTCACATTATTTGAAATACCTGTTGCGATATTTGTAATAATGTTTTTGCCAGCATCCTTTACATCATTGAATTTCTGTTTGATGCCGTCAACGATTCCTTTTACGATATCCTTACCAGCTTTTAGCAGGTCTTTTATCTTCTGCCCGAGACCATTTACAAGCGATGCTATCAATGGGGCGGCGGCTTTTAACAATTCTGCGGCGGCAGATATAATCATCATAGCAAGGCCAGCAACTATTTTTAATGCCGCCTCTGCTAATTTTGGAAGGGCAATTATCAGGAATTTACCAATAGCAATGATGATTTCGCCAAGTTTAGCCCCGAAGTTACTGCCGTTCGCCCCTGCCGCACCTTCGATGAGATAATCTCCTAGTTTGTTGAGCAATTCTATCGCTGTCATTACAAGCTTTGGCAAAGCTTCTCCGATGCCTTGAGCGATTGCAAGCAATACCTGACCGCCAACCTCAATTGCTCTTGGAAGGGAATCAACAATAAGCTGTAAACCTTCAGAAACCAATTCTCCAAAAACATGGACAGCAGATGTAAGACCGCCCTCTTGGAATGCCGTAGTAAGCCGTGAGAGGCCATCCGAAGCAAACTGAACAAACTCCCTAAAGGTCGGAGATAGCTCGTCAGAAATCGCAATCTGCAAGCCCTCAAAGGCTGACTTAAGAATCTTTATGTCTCCAGCGAGGTTGTCATTCATGACCTCAGCCATGTGTTCTGCCGCACCGTTGGAATTGTTGATTGCATCAGTTAACTTGTCGAAATCAGTATCCGAAGAATTTACGATTGCAAGCAGACCAGACATACCTTCCTGACCTGCAAGCATAGCGGCATACTGTGCCTTTTCTGAATCAGTCAGCTTAGAAAATCCAACCCGCATATCGCCCATGATTTCGGCGAAGGATTTCATATTTCCTGCGCTATCTGTCAAACTGATACCAAGTTTATCCATCGCCGTGCTGGATTCTTTAGTTGGCTTTGCCATCCTTGTAAGCAAACCTCTTAAAGATGTGCCAGCTTGCGAGGCTTTGATTCCGCTGTTAGCCATCAGGCCCAAAGCAACAGAAACATCTTCCGCAGTATATCCAAGTGAACCTGCGACAGGTGCAACGTATTTGAACGATTCGCCAAGCATCGAAACATTAGTATTTGCGTTTGAAGATGCGGCGGCAAGAACATCAGCGAAATGCCCCGCATCGCTTGCCTGTAAGCCAAAAGCCGTTAGAGCATCAGTAACAATGTCAGATGTAGTAGCAAGATCTTCGCCAGAAGCGGCGGCAAGGCTCATGATGCCGCCAATACCATCAAGCATATCGCCAGTCTTCCAACCAGCCATAGCCATATAACCCATGGCATCAGCGGCCTCAGAGGCGGAAAACTGGGTCGTAGCACCCATCTCTTTTGCCTTGTCCCTCAAAGCCTCAAGGTCACTTCCAGTTGCACCGGAAATTGCGGCAACATTCGACATAGACGCATCAAAATCCATGCCTGTTTTTACAGATGCAACACCAAAACCAGCAACAGCCGTTGTTGTTGCGGCAAGAGCCGCCGCCCCCATTTTTCCAACCGCTGTTAAGCCACCCTTGACTTTACTTCCAAAACTTTCAGTATCCTTGGAGGCATTATCAAGACCTTTGTCATAATCGCTAGTATCCAAGAAAATTCTAGCCATTAACTCAAATACTGGATTCGCCATTGTCTTCGCCTCCTTCCTCAAATTTTAGACCGCTGAAACGCATAACGTCTTGCGCTATTTGTTCGCCCGTGCGGGTATCTTTCTTTTGTTTTTTATCTACAAGCTCAAGGTATCTTGTTTCAAATATCGCACCGCCATAACGTGTATTAAGCTTGTCGTTTATCATTTTCAAGGTGTCGGTAACATACACCCTATAAATCATTTCGTCACGCTCTATTTTTATTTGGTTTATAATATAATCGAAGATATATTCTCTGCCAAATAAATCAAGCTTTTCAAGGTTTATCCCTTCTGTGTACCGAAACCAGCTTTCTTCGCCAAGCTGACTAACGAAATAAAAAAACTAATAACTTCCTCGCAATTTATCATTTCGTTGAAGGAAGAAAACAGCTCTGTCATTTTATGCTTGTTCAGGTCTTTCGGTTCAATAAAGCACATAAGCCCAAGCATTTCCGCAGTTTCATCCGGGTATTTATCAAGGATTGAATCAAGCATATCGGAAAAGTTTTTCTTCGCTTGTTCCGTCATTGCCTTTTTTCTCTCCTCCTCGGAAACGTCATCGGTAAATACAGGCATATTCTTCCGAATCTCAAGGACCTGAGTAAGGGAAAGCCAATTCGCAACTGACTTTCTAATCTTATTCGTCTGGGTTAAAAACTCTCTTACATTGCAGTTAGCAAGATTCTTCATGCGTCCTCCTTAGCTGGAAGCACCAGCCTTGCAATAAATCTCAAAAGGAACATCGTCAACGTTCTGAAGGTCATAATGCCCGTGGAACTCAAAGGCAAACTGGCCCTTGCCGTCCTTTGTAGATGTCCACTGTATACCAGCTGTGTTCAAAACTTTCTTCAGATGCACAGCGAGGAATCCAGCATTCTGCCCGGTGTTCTTGTCGCTGTAGTCTCCAATAACCCACACATCAGAAAAGTCTGTAGACTCAAGGGAGCCACGAGGGACAACGTGCGTAACATCATTGGAAGGGATATCCGCACCGCCAGTAAGCTTCTTTGCATTCTCGGCAGAAATGGTCAGGAACGTCCCGGAAATAACAGGGTCATAATAGGATACTCTCTTTAACTGCCAAGTGTTAGGAGGGCAGTTGTCGACATCCTCACCGAAGTCAAGATATGTCGGATTAGAGTTGAACGTAAAACCGCCAGTAGTAGCACCAAGAATACTGCCAATAGTTCCAGTCGAAGGAGTGAAACTGTCGCAAATAATCCCGGCATTCATCTGGAGGTTTTGAAACGCATCGGTTTTAACTTGTGTAAACTTCATCGTTGCATCACCTTTCTTCAAACATAGTGCAGGACAACATTCAATATTTTCCGCTTGATTTTATCGTCGGAATAATCTGTCATGTTTTCGGTAAAGTCATCCCGTGCAGTTATCCATAATGCACCGCCGTCAAACGGGATAAACTCACCGCCGTTTTTCAATCTAAGGGCTATTTCATCTGCCAAATTATCAGCCCTTGTCCATGAGTTTGAGCGGGTCCAAATATAGCCATTTACTTGAATGTCTGCATTGAACCCGCCCGAAGCTACTTCATACGTTATATATGGATAATCAGGGTATTCGTCCCCTGTAGGAACGCTGTTTTCCTCGAATGCGGGTATGCCGAAGGAAGACCAAAATGAATATAACGCTTCGTACCTATCCATTTTCATCATCCTCCGGCAATGTCCATTCTTCCGCATCTACTTGACGCATATTCAAGCCAGCAGTTTTAGGTGTTTTGTTGTAATCGCCTTTTGTTGTTACTCGAAATATATCCCCGTTAATCTCGCTCCTAAAAACGTCATGATATTTTAGATTTATATCCTTTGTCGTTGTGACAGTATACAAATCCTTCACGCCCAGAGTTTGGGCTTTCTTGGCATCAAGGGAATTGTTATAGGTTATTGCGGCCTTAAAAACATCGCCGTCCACCCAGCTTTTCCTTTTGCCTCCTCTGCCGTCAAGAACGGAAACACATTTCAGCAGAATATAGTTTTCTTTCGAGATATCGACAAGAGACATTTCAAACCCTCAAATCTTTCTCCAGCGGTTCAGGTCATAAGCAAAAGCCGCTCTCCAAGAACCGCCCTTAGAGCCGTCAGAACCGCTTCCTTGGCCTCCTGCGCTTTTGCTGTATGAGTACCCTCCCCAGCTTTCAGAACTAAAGGGGGAGCGAGCTACGCTGTCCTCGCCGCCGTATTTTGTTTTCCATGCGTCAATTTCATCCGAAAGGGCAATGACGGCAGGGGGAACCGCCATCGCCCAAACGGAGCCGGTAAATTCTTCGTCCTTCAAATCGGAATCTCCGTATTTGTGAACTCCATCGTTGAAAACAGAACCGACCACACGAAAATATTGGTCAGGCTTTAACTTCCCTGCAAAGTCACGGAGTGTTCCACCTTCAATGCGGAAGTTTCCGTCCCATTTATCCATATTTCGATTGAACCAATTTCTCAGTTCTTGGCAAAGTTCTGTAAGCATTTTATTACCTCAGAAAATCCTTGCGGATATAACCGCCGCCCTGAACAGCAACCCATCCCGCAGGGGCTTTCTTGCTATCATCAGGCTTCACCATCGAACCATTGAAAGCAACATAGAGAACCATGCTTTTTTCATCGGGCTTCTCCCTGACATTTACGCCAGTGTAGCCATGCCCTGCTTCGACAGTATAAACAATTACCTTTTCAGGCTCGTTCTCGCTCTTTCTTGCCATATTTATTACCCCGCAGTCTTGGAAACGGTAGCAATAAACAGACCAGTAGGATTATACAGAACGGGCATAAACAGAGCGGAGGCCTTTGTCCACAGAACAGTAGGGTCAGTCTCCATCCACTGCATAATGTAGATGTAGGGGGAAACGCCGGAACCGCTCACATGGTGGAAGGAAGGAGCATCAGCCTCAGGAGGATTGCCCCACAGACCGACACCCATACGACCGCCGGGATTTGTGGCAAAGAAAGTGATTTTGTTGTTAGGGTAGAAACGCTTGCTAGTGACAGTGGGTCGACCATTAGCACCAATAACAGCACTGGAAGCATAGGTCAGGTCATTTGTTATGATGTTTGTAATACCAAACTCGTCACTCAGGAAGTCACGCAGGGAAGAGTTCCGAACCAGAGCACCAACACCGATATTGCCGTTAATGCTCTTCTGAATGGAGGGGTTACCACGCATCTGAGAAATAACCTGACGAGAGGTCAGCATCCCGGTGATGGTAACACCAGCCGCAGTAGCCGCATCAACAATAGTCTGAATCTGTTCAGGTATATCCTGTGCATCGCCGACATCAAGTGTGTGGGCAATATTAGCCGCAGGAACGCCATAGTCAACGGTCAGGTCCAGGTTGTTCTCCTTGATTGTAACCTTACCAGTAGCAAGCAGTTCGTTCTTAGCGACCTTTGTACGGGTCAGAACACCATCAGCAAGCCGCAGACCGTCATTGATAACATAATCATAAAGCTGTCTGTCACCAACAACGCCAGAACGGGCAAGCTCTCTCATTCTCTCACTCTGGTTCAGCTTGACCTTGATAAGGCCCTTCTCAATATTGTGGGTGTCAACGGGGACACGGAAAGTCTGCTGTGCCTCAGTATCAAAACCGTGGAACTGAGCCATAAAAGGAAGCTGATACTCAGAAGCAATACTCTGCCACTGAGCAACAAGATTGTCGGTCTTCAGGTCGGTAAAAAGCCCATCAATAGGGTCGTTGGGCCGCTCAATCTGGAAAGGGATATTCAGCCAATCGGCTTCAGGGATAAACCCCTGATAATTTTCACGCCAAGTAATATCAGCCATGATTTATTTCCTCCTTTGCAATTAGTAAGGACGTGTCACAGTGGGAGAAGTTGCGACAAACTTGAACCCAAGGCCCTCAAGGGCAGTCTGCGCCGCAGACACAGGAGCAGTCGGCAGACGGTCAAGATAAACAGTGCCCTTAGTAACTACGGAACCGGGCATATTGCCGCTCGACACATCAACATCCTCATACACAATGCCGATTGCGTTCGCATCGTTGGAAGGATAAATAGTGCCCATCTTTACATACTTTGCGCCGTTGTAATCAGTGCTTGCGCCCTGAGCGGCAATCTGTCTGGTCTCACGGTGACAATCTTCAGGATGCACTAAAAACCAGCCGGGAGCGGTGATTCTAGTGTCTGCCTGATTCTGGATAAAAGACATAATACTTTCCTCCTTATTCGGATTTTACTTCGCCGTATCTGGAAGCAAAAAACTGCTTTGCCAGTTCTGCGGCTCTGGGATTGACAGGATTCGGCACGGGATTATTATTCGGGGGGTTATTTACATCTGCACCCTGTGTTCCAGTAGTGCCGATAACATCGCCCCATTCCTTCTGGATGTTCTGTTTCAGCTCGTCAGCGTTCTTGATTACGCCCTTATCGTCAAGCTCGATAGCGTCAAAATCAACGCCCTTCATGGCCCGTTCAAGCCACTTCTCAGGCATCTTTACATCGGTCAGGATAGCCTTGTAAGCGTTCTGCTTTGCGGCCCTTGTCTCCTTCGCTGTAACGCTGTTCTTAAACGCATCGAACTCAGCCTTTAGGGTGTCATGCTTATCCTTCCACTTGCCGGCGGTCGTTGCGTTGTCTTCGGCTTGCTGTTTTTCCTCTTTCAGAGTTTCGATTTCGGAAAGCTTGGCCTTGTATCTTTCCTTGTCCACAAACTCATTGCCAACAGCCGATTTAATAGCAGTGACAATCGCATTGATAGCCGAGGTGGGGATATTGCCGTCATTGTCAACGTGCTTCCTAATAATCGCCTCGAAATCTGCCATAATAAAAATCTTCCTTTCTGGTTTAACGGGTAGCCATTCCCTAAGATTTATGGTACTTGTGTAAGGATTTGAACCTTTGTCTTCCGATTATAAGTCGGATGCTCTGACCGATTGAGCTACACAAGTATATGGAGCTAATGCAGGGAATCGAACCCTGAACCTAATGATTACAAATCATTTGCTCTGCCTGATTGAGCTACATCAGCATATGGCTCCGGTGTATGGAATCGAACCATAATATGACGGGTCAAAGCCGCCCTCTCTACCATTGAGATACGCCGGAGAATAATAAAAGGGCCAGCCGTTCGGAATTTCCGAATAGCTGACCCCGCTCGGTCCTTCTCCCTCACCGCTTAGAGGGAGGAATCTTCTTAATTATTTTATAATATCATTTCAGAAAATGCAATAGTTTTTTATTCCCCAATAAATTAAATAATCTCGAAGTGTCATATCTTAATTTTCTCCCTTTTGATTCGGTTGATAACTATTCCGTCTTTTACGGGCGTAATCTCTACCCTATCGCCTTTTGCGAGAACCTTTTCAATGGCTTCAAGTTGCTCATATGAGATTTTCCATTTCATACTAACCCCTTTAGATGCTTTTCAATTTCCTGCTTTGCAATACCTTCGTATTCCTTTTCGTGCCCCCGCACAGAATCCCGGATGAAGTGTATAGCTTTCATTCCTTCTGTCCTATGCCAGTTACCAGCATCGTCTTTATACCACCACGGGCCAGTTCTTCCGGGTTTATCTCCATCAGCATATTTCCCGGTCCCGAACTCGTTATAAATTGCATACTCAACATCCGTCCCGATATAAACAGCATTCTCGTCCATCTTCACTTGTTTGTTTACGTTGTTTCTTAGATTGCCCGTAGGAGTGTACCAAGAATCAGCATGGCGTGGGATGTTCTGTGTTATGATTTGTGTGGAGTGAGATACAGCTTGATTCCCTATAGCCTCAAGAGCCGCTTCAACCCCTTCTTTCATTCTGCGTTTGAACTCTTCAGAGTTATCGGCTACAACCTCAATATGAATATCCATCATTTCCTAGCTCTCCTTTGCCGTTCCCTGTTTTCTTCTCGGATTCCTCTGTCTATATCTTCCTGCTTCATATTCTGCCATTCTTCAAACGACAAATCGCCCATGCCGGGGGATTCTTTCACCGTATCATGTTCATAACCCTTCACCCAAGATACAAGCGTACAGCGGCAATTCCATATAAGAGAATCGAGAGCAAGGGGATAACCTGGATACAAAATTTCCTGCCCATCAATCTCGAAAGGTTCATCAACCTCATGCCTTTGCCCGTGCATTTGCCTGTGCGTTCTTCTGGTTCTTCTATCAAGTATTGCGTTCCATTCAACAGTCAAATCAACGCCTAATTCTTTTGCCCTTCGATAGCTTTCGTATCTCCCGGCGTTTTGTGCCCCGGTCATCGCAGTTCTGGCATAACGCCTTGCAGATGCTTCATTCAAAGCTCCAACGTGTTCAGATATGTGTTGTGTAAGCTGTGGGATTGTCATTCCCTGCACGATGCCCTGAACAAGTGCAGACTGTATTTTCCCTTCCTCCCATGCCTGTATACGGCCCTCCCTTATAGCACGTTTTACAGGGTTATTCTCGCCGTATCTGGACAATGGTGGTAATACATCTTGATTGTCACGAATCAACCTCACAACACCGTCATGATTGTACAAGGAGAAAGACATATCAATCCCGGCATTTTTCTCGATTTCGTAAAAGGCATAATTCCCATTTATCGCAAAGACATCCGCTTTTGAATCGTCAGCAATCTTCCGGGCGATATTATTTGCGTTCATGTAGTCTTGAGCAATAGTCTTTCGCATATCCTCCCAGCGTTTCCCGACAGCTATCTGCCCTGTACGCCAGTGTTGATATTCTGCCTCGCTTATTGTTCCTGCTTTTACTTGCTCACGCTTTTTATCGTCCTTTAACTGGAATGCATCCCAATGGTCTAGCAAGCGTTTTTGTACGCCTCTTTCTGCTTCGGCATATTCTTTCCTTATCTTGCGTTCTAACTCTTCTATACGCTTTTCTGTGGCTCTGTGGGCAGGGTCTACGTTAGGCATTCAATCACCCTCAAACCTTCCGCATATTTTTATCGCCCTTAATCTTGTCAAGCTCCTGAATGTATTTATTGTCGTAATGTTCTTTCATCTTTTTCTTGTAATCAGTGAAAGCGGCTCTCAGCTTCTTAATACCTTCCCGCATTCCTGCGATTTCTGTTCTCAGTTTTTCGTTTTTAGCCTTATTTTCGGCCCTCTTACCTTTAAGGGCTTCCCGCTTTTTCTTCAGCTCTGCTCTAGCTTTATCCCTTGCGGGTCCGGGTTCCATGTTTCTAATTCGTTCAGAGAGTTGGTTTATTCTTTGTTGCTCCTGCTTGAGCCTTTCGCTTCTCTCCTTCTTTTCGTTCCTTATCTGTTCAATTTTTGCCTTTACGGAATCGGCTTGAGCATTTACAAGCGTTTTCATAGATTCAATCGCTTGTTTCTTCTCATTCATAAGCTTTTCTTTTACATACTTTGCGGCCTCTTTGCCAGTGTCATTTAGCCCGGAGGTGGATTTTCTACCATTCAACTTCCTGTGCTTCATGTAGTATTCATGAGCCTTTACAGGGTCATAGTATTTGGATGCATAAGCCATTATTGTCCCTCCTCTTCTTCATCTTCTTCTGTTTCTTCCTCTAATTCATCAAAATCGTCATCGTCTTCCTCTTCCAGTTCGGCAAGTTCCGCATCCAGCTCGTCAAGCATGTCCTCAATCTCTGTATCATCGTCATCGCCAAGGCCAGTTTCATCATCTCCGAAAACTCCATCAATGGAATCTTCGAAGTCGCTGAGCATACCTTCTGCCTCGACATCTTCTTCCTCTTGTTCCTCTTCGCCCATTCCCATGGCTTGCATTTCTTGTTCTTCCATTCTGTCAAGGACTTCATCTGCCTTATCGCCATCGCCCAGAATGGTCAGAATCTTCCTTGTAACGTATTCCTGGTCAAGGAACGACGCCGCCATTGTAATGCCTTGGATATCCTCATTTACGTTTATAATGCTAGACCGGGTAAATGTCGGGTTATCATCCACACCAGCAAGCCGCATGATTTCCCGTAAAAACTCCAAAACGCAGTATTCGTACTGGTCAACCTTTTTATTCAGCGGTTCATAAGCCGCACGAATCTGTGTTGCTGTTGCATTGCTTGATGCAAGAATGTCGGTATCAAGGGCCATAAAATCACGGTGAAGGTCCCCGGAAAGTCTATTAAGAAGCGTTTCCCTTGCATTGCTGGGAATCTCCAGAGTATGGCTTTCTACTGCTACACCATCGTCAGAATCCACCATTGCCGCACCAACGGATTTGATACGCTTTACAAACTCCGCAAGGTCTACATCATCCATACCGCCAGTGTTATGCAGAATCCAGTAAATCTGAGCATTATCAAGGTCATTTGCAAAGCCCGACTTGATAAGGTCGTAAGCATCAATCTGAGGCCGGATGCCTACAATCTCGCTCTGGTGGTTAGGATTGCCCCACAAGGGCACGATAGGGAAAGATGGGTAATTCTCCCCGTCAATGATTTCCTCGCCGTCTACATCGCTTGTACGCACCGTGAGAACATATTTACGCCGGGGAATCATGTACACGTTGTTTTCAAGCCGTTTCCAAGAAGCGTTGAGTGGTTCATTGCCAGTAGTCCACATCATACTAGTGTAGCCTTCTAATTCATACAGAACGGCCCTCTGCGGCTTCCCTTCATCAATCTGCCAGAAACGGATTCCAGCTTTCAGGGAGCCGTCCTCTTCGTCCCAAAGCGGAACAAACTCGGTCAGTTTGAAAACGTCCATGTGGTCATGGTTCCAGAAGCCAAAAGACAGCCCTTCAACAAGAGCATACTTCCCAGCCTTCTGTAACTGCTGGTCGAAATCATCTCCCAGCTTCTTCCCGCTGTTCTTCTCCCATGTAATCCCGTTTCCCAACAGGTATTGATTCTCCTGCGTAACAAATCGGTTGAAGAAATTACTAGGCAATTTGTAGTTTGCCGACCATTTATCTTCGACCTCTTTTCCCGTCAGGTCGAACAGGGTCTTTTGGAATTTCATAATGGTCGTGTTCTGCTGTCTGTCGTAATCGTTACCAATGACAGCAATCCTAAACATATCGGAGCGTTTATGCTCTTCAATGGCGGCACGGCAAAACTCTATAATCTGCTTTTCGTCCGTGCCAACTTTAACAAAATCCTGATAGGTTATCATTTACTCACCACCATAAGTGCGTTTTTTCTTCGTGAGGTTCATTGTATTCACGAAATAGCGAGTTGCGTCCATGCAGTTATGAATAACTATCCCGCCGTTCGCTAAATAGTTATGATTGTCCTCAACCTCCATGTTATAAACATCCTCATATCCGCAGAATTTAACGCTTTTTACTCCTACGGTATTTACTTGCGCATTCCCTTGTACAAAACTTTTTGGCTGTGTATTTATTCGCAGTAAATTCTTTACCGCAGAAAGCACATTTCCTAATTTCATCATCAACACCTGATTCCCTTCTCCATGCCGCCTTGCAATTATTAGAGCAGAAACGATTATTCCCGTTGTTTATCGTTTCATACTCCTTGCCGCAATACTCGCAGATTTTAATGGTTTTAGCGTATAGAGCGTCCTTCATTTTTTCGTAGTGCTGTTTATGCCATTCCCGCCCATCTTTAGAGCCGTGCCATTTGCTTGCCTCCGGCACCGCATTTTCCATAAGGTTATCACGCAACTTTTGTTTCTGCTCTTCCGTTAACATAGAGCCGTGAAGTCGCTCGTGCTCCCCCTTTTCAATGATTGCAAGGTTTTCAATATTGTTGTTCCTCTTGTTACAATCTATGTGATGAATGTGAAATCCCGGAGCGATAGGGCCATTATACTTTTCCCAGATATAACGATGTAGTCTAACCTGATTCTTTCTGTTTAGATAATAACCAGTTCTTTTATCCCGCCTAAACTTCAACCCATCAATTAAGGCCAAATCGCCATTTTCGACATATTCAATCATATATCCACCTCAACAACTTTGTCGGTTGCTTGCAATTCTTCCACACAGACATACCCTCTTTCTGTCAATATCGGATGGTCGCCTGTGCATTTTAGCTTTCTTCCGTCCTTTAATACCACTTCATATATCGGGGCTTTTTCCCTTGTCCTTCTACAGGAATAAAACTTCTTTAATTCCGCTTGCTTTGTTTCCTCATTATATGAATATACATTCCCGTCTTTTCCAACTAAGTCTTTTATCTTTGCATATCCTTTTTCTGTCCTGACAAGTGTATCGCCAACAACGCAATGGTCGTTCTCTTTAATTGGTGTATCGTCTTTGTTTTCATCCCATGCGTAAGTGTGATATTCCTTGATTGTATTTTCACAACAGTCATTTACTTTGATAAGCCCAAGCTGTAAAGATGAAGCGGTTTTAGAAATGCCATCAAGGACATCATTCTTCGCCCTTCTAATTTTGAATCTATGTTTCTGCTTTACCAATGCGATAAAGGAAGTTGCCGAAGGGTCAATAATAAGATTTTCAATCGGCAAATCTCCTGCAAGGTTTTCCAGTTCGTCATAGTATTCTTGGTCTGTCTTTTGTATTCCCGTTTCCCTTCCAGAATGGTAATACTCTTTGACTTGATACCAAACGCCACCAGACAAGCCCCAAAGGAGCATTGCGGTTGGATTCTGGATGCCGTAGTCCATAGAAATTACATAACGGGAATACTGTCTATCCTCAGTCGGTGTTATACAGCTTTCGTCAAACATGGGATAAATCAATCCCTCTGCAATCTTCCACAACCCTAAAACATAGCGGTCATAAAATACGCCGCTGTACATCCTTCTATATCTTTCCTTCACTTTCTCGGATAATGAAAGATTGTCCTCCATTGTGAAGTGTAAATATAAAAGTTGTTTCTCGTCCCGTTTATCAATCCATTCTGTCTTGAACCAGTGAAACGGTCCTTCCGGGTTACAGCTGAACCACAGTTTCGACCCGTCAACAGAGCAACGGCCTGTTGCCTGGTTTACAAAACTTTCTGGCATAAGGGCCACTTCATCCAGTAGGACCCCGGCAAGCGTGATACCTTGAATCAAGTCTTGTGATCGCTCGTCTCTGCCGCCGAATATATAAAAATAGTTTTGTATTTCGCCGCACCGAACAATGAAAAGGTTGTCACTTCTCTTTTCTTCTACTGAGTATCCGCCACTTTCCAACATGACCCGCAACAGGAAAAGAACGTTACGGCGAAAAGAGCCAACCGTTTTTCCACACATAGCAAAATTCTGCTCGTTAAAGTTGTTCATCGACCAAACGACAAACGACAAGGACATAGAAACTGTTTTGCCTGAACGAATAGCACCATCGGCAATTATTCCATCATAATCATTATCAGGGCTATTATCCATCCACCATTTCAAAACCTTTCTTTGCTTTTTTGAAAAAGGCTTATACTTAAACGGTTGTGTCCTCATCTTCGTCGTCCTCCCACTCTTCCATTCCAGACGCTTCAAGGGCCTTCATAAAGTTATCTTCAACTGCATCCGTCTTTGGCGGCGCAACGGGTCTATCTTTCCATCTATCGGGTTTGCGATTCTTTAGCCAATAAATAATCAACGCAGGAACAGGAGGAACATAGATTTCTTCCTCTACATACTCTATATGTTCTTCCTCTATCAATCCTTTATCCTTCAACTGCTTCTTTGTTCTTACTTTTATAGGCTTTTTTATTGTTACCGTATAACCTAGTGCGGATTTTAACGCTTGATTTTCAACTTTGAAATCAACAGGAGCCTTCCCTTTGTTTAGGGCTTCCACTATTTCTGGATATTTGTTTTTCCATGCACAAAAGGTCGTTTCTCCAATGCCTATTTTGTCTTTTGCTATCTGCTTGTCCTTTAATCCCTCTCTGGCCCATCCTTCAATGCACAACAGGCCGTCAGGCGTTATCCAGTTTTCCGCTAGGCTTTTCCTGCCAGCCATTTAATCACCTACTTCATGTCATCCATCGGAAACTTCGCTCATAGCTTGCTTTTGTTCTTTCCAGCTTTCGCAAATGTTTCCCGTAGTCTGATTTCAGTTTGTCGCTCTTGCTCTTGTTTATTGCTTCTTTTGTTCTTTTGATTTCCATATCAATCTCTTTCAGATTCATGGCTCACCATCCGTTTCTAAGCCGATTTTATCTGCTTTTTCTCCCGTGAAGTTTTCCCACCTCTGTATAATCACATCACAATACTGCGGGTCTAATTCGCACATATAGCATTTTCTGTTTAGCTGTTCACAGGCTATTAGTGTGCTACCACTACCGCCGAAAAGGTCTAATACTACATCCCCTTCGTGTGTGTTATTCCCGATTTGGTATGCAAATAAACCAATCGGTTTCATTGTCGGATGTAAGTCCGCTCTTATAGGTCTGTCAAAATTTAATACTGTTGTCTGTTTTCGGTCGCTTGCCCACAAATGGCTTGCTCCATCTTTCCATCCATAAAGGCATGGTTCGTGTTTCCATTGATAATCTTGTCTACCTAATACCATTGAGTTTTTATTCCATATAAGACATTCTCTAACTTTCCAATTGTTGTCCGCACACGCCCCTCTGAAATTATATCCTTCCGAGTCGGCATGCCAAATGTAGAAAACCGCTCCTGCTCTCATGACTGAGTCTGCACTTGCAAATGCATCTCTCAAGAATTGACGAAACGAATCATTATCCATCTTGTCATTTTGAATTTTAAGGGCATCTTTTGTTTTGCCTGTATAATCCACATTATAGGGAGGGTCTGTAAGGAGCATATCAGCCTTTACCCCATCCATAAGCCTATCAATAACCGCAGGATCGGTGCTGTCACCGCATATAAGCCGATGCTCCCCAAGTTTCCACAAATCCCCAGCTTTACATACAGGCTCTTTCGGCAACTCAGGCACTTCATCTTCCGTTATTTCCTGCTCGACCTCGTTTCCCTCTTCTATATCAAACCCGAAATCGCCCATATCAAAATCAAGTTCCATCTCACTCAATTCGTCAAGTTCCTGCTCCAACAATTCAAAGTCCCATTCTGCGATCTGACCTGTACGATTATCTACAAGTCTATACGCTTTTGCACGTTCATCTGATAAATCCGCAAACACAACAGGTACTTTCTTTTCCCCTAGCATCTGAGCCGCCTTTAGCCTTGTATGCCCCACAATAATCACGTTATTCTTATCGACTACAATAGGCTGTTGCCACCCAAATTCCCGAATGCTTGACGCTACCTTGTCCACAGCCTCGTCATTGATTCTCGGATTATTTTCATAAGGAATGACATTATCAATATCGACATACACAACCTTTAATTCAGCCATAACACCCTCCAAAATCTAATATAATTTCATCTTACTATAAATGTCTTAACTTTACAAGTACAAAAACAGCGATAGGCCAGCACTTTTCATGCTGACCAAATCGCTTGCTATTTACTCTTTGTATTCTGCTTCAAGCCATTCGTTTGTTTTATCAACAGCTTTCCAGAACTCAAAATCTTCATATTGCACTCCGTTAGGAGTTTGATAAACAATTTGCCCATCTTCCCGAATTACATTCCTGACCATAAGCATTGCGATTGCATCCTTGCTCTTGATAATCATTTCTCGATTCGTCATTGTTTACCTCCTGCCCCTTGGGTGAAACCAGCTAATCCAAATTACTCTTCCGCATTCATCACAATAATAGCCCTCTCCTCCTTGGCTGTCAGTGTCAAAATACTTCCATCTTCCTCCACACTTGCAATATCCATTGTTATATTCTTTATGTTCGTAAAATACAGCTAATAGAATCAACCCTATCCACACTAAAAAAAACAAAAAATTATAGTCAACTCCATCTCAATTCACCTCCGCACTCTTTCCTTCTACCATATATTCAGCCATTTTTATCTCCTTCCAAGCATATATCCCAAAACAATTCCTAGCAAAGTTCCGGCTACAGCTATCCCTGTGTAAATTGCGTCCCACATATTATTTTCCTCATCCAGTCACTGATCTTGTCAACCAACCATAGAGAAGAACCACACTACCACACATCCACACTAAACCACACGCCGTCCATAACTTGCTTCCGCCTTTGCTCCCTAGAATAATATAGCCTATCGAAACACAAGCGGTTATAATGCACATAACCATCTCACCCATATCGTTCCTCCCACGGCACAAAATGTTCGCCCATAATCTGTTTCAACTTCCTGTCCATAACGCCCTTCGTCCAGTTGATATCCTTATCTGTTTTTGCGTCCTCTATTGTACTTTGTGCATACTCCTTGAACACTTCGTAAAACGTATCTTCAAACTGATTCAGTCGTTCTGCCCCGAAACCAAACCTGTCATTCAAGGCTATCATTGCCATATCAATACACTGCTGGATTGTAAAGGTTCGGAAGAAGTTTAGTTCCTGCTCATGCTTTGCCTGTAACTTTGCAAGCATTGGGTTTACTCCTCTAGCCATCGTAATGCCTCCCTATACGCCGATTCCACGCCCGTATAGCCCTTTTTTCTGCCAGCCTGTATGAATCGTTATCGCCAAATCGGAAACGGTATGACGGCCCTCTAGCTTCACACAGACGGCATTGCACATAGTTCCTGCACAGCCATGACGTTTTGATTTCCGAACGTCCTCCACAGTGAGGGCAAGCTATAATTTCACTCATCCATCTGCACCCCCGCACAAATCCAGTCAATAAACTTTTCGGTGCAGTGTTTACACAAATGTCCTTCCTGCTTTTCATACGGTTCATCAGGCCCATAAATCTTGAAGAATGTTTCACGCCCTTTCCATTCTTCATTCTTAATCCCGAATTGAACTAACGGCTCCTTGAGAATTTCACCGCATCTGTCACATACTCTCTGAAACATCGTTATCCTCCTCCAACATCAATGCACCGCAATACGGGCAATAGTCTGATAATATCTCTTGCTTGTATTTAGTATACAAAGGCTCATGCCCACAAGCTGAACACTCAAACCAATAACAAACATTATCTTCACATCGTTTCCAATGTGCAGTTGATTCCATTTCACTGGGCATTATTCGTTCAAGCTCTATGTTAAGTTTGTTTGGCACAACCTTAAAACAAATATACTTCGGAAGTTTAGGCATTGTTTTCCTCCCGGTGAATACTACGTTCCTTCGAAAAACCCTCGGGATATCTAGCTTTCAACTTGTCAATGTTCATCCGCATAATGTCCCCAAGTTTCATATCAAGGGCCGATGCAATCAAGGCGCAATACCATAAGCAATCCGAAACCTCTTCCGCAATCTTATGTTCGTCCAAATCATGTCCCTGATGCAGATACTTTTTAACAAGGTCTATAACCTCACCAGCTTCGCCACAAAGGCCCATAACACCATTGAGCAAATAATCTTCCGGGTTAGGGCCCGCCGTCCTCATAGCGGCCCTCTGGTAGTCGTTAGCGGTAATACCATCATCGTCAATGGCTTTAAGATGCTCGCAGTATTTCAGACCATCAATCAGTTCTTCTTCCAGATGTTCAATGCGTTGTTTTCTCGTCAGGGTGGTATTTTCCTCCAAAGGAACACCGTACTTGCTTTTTCCTTTGATTTCCTGCTTTGCGTTCAGCTTGCAGATGTTTTCCCAATAGTAGCTATGCTCTACCTCTAACAGGGTGTTGATGGAATCATCCTTATCTGCAATCTGTTCTTTTATCTTTTCGTTTTCGTGAAAAAGAAACGGGACGGTTTCCCTGCAATCATCATATATTCTTTCTATACACGAAGTTAATCCCGTTTTCCCATCGTTATAGGGGCAATTTTCGCACTCATGGTTCCTGCAATCAAGCCCTATCAAGATTTCTTCAATCGGCCTCATCTTCTTCGTCCTCCTCCCATTCTTCGCATACATCGTTAATAGTTGTCCAAGTACAATAATATCGGCTTTTTGTGTTTCTGCATTCAGCTATCCCAAACGCAAAATGCTTGCAGTTATAACAACTGTTTCTCATTTTCGGCCTCCCATTTATCACAGGTATTTTCATCCGCTACATACTCCGCAAAGTATTCGCTCAAAACATTTACGCAATCATGTTCCCATAAGCATAGATATTTACAAGTTAGGCAAGTTTTCTTCATGCTCCTTTACCACCACCTTGATTGTATTTCCATCCCAAAACTCATGAGATACTTTTTTGAAGTATTTTGGGCTATCATTCTTGATAATATATCCCTTCAACGCATCAACAATCATTTTTCCTAATGCAGAATGGTTATCTATGTCAAGACCGTCCTGCCAATAGAAATTTATTTCAACAGGCGTATTGAATATTGCTTTCTTTACATGATCCTTCTTCAAACAATAAAAAACAAGATCATGAATTTCATTTACATCCTTTACCCTTGCATAATGGTTTTTCCTTCCCATGTAAGCGTTCAAACTGTATCTACTGTTCCAATCTGTTTTTCCTCGTTTTGTATTTGGATACGGAATGTAAAACACCACATCTTTTCTGATCAACTAAATTCACCATCCGTGAATCTGTACCCATCTACATTTCTGGAATATGAAAAATTATCAGGGTTTTCCTCTTTTTGTTTTTCTTCCACAATCTCCTTGAAGCTATCAAATGAAACAACATCATCATATTCGTCAAGAATAACGTATTCTTTATTTACCACAACATGATCATGAAGCCATCTCATAACCTGATTATAAGTATTCCAAACAACAGGCGGTTCATTATAAACATCATTATGTGCTTCAAAGTTGAATTTCCAACCAATACTTGCTTTACCAATATGAATAGGTCTTTCAACGGTTGGCCTCGTTCTTACTGCATAGTAATTAGTTCCCATTTTCAACCTCTTTATAATCATATCCCGGTAAAGGGCATTTGCTGTTTACCCATCCGAATTTATTACACCACTCACCTTTGTTTACCGACAATGTACACACGCCATAGATTTCATTGCGTTCCTTCCAGTATCGGCAATCCTCGCCTTTATCTGGTTTTTTAATCCAGACCATTTTCTTATCCATCAAAATACTCCTTCCAATCCCTTACTTTTGTCACAACGATTGTCTGGCAGTAGCAAGGGCCGTTTTCCCCGGTGCATTTGACAAAGCATAATGGTATTGGATCACTGGTTTCTAGGTATTCCGCTTTGCTACCGCAGAATGGGCATCTCTTCAAATCAGACATTCAGTCATCTCCTTCCTTTTCCTGTCCGTCTCGCATATCCACGTCCATACACTCCACACCGAATGGCGTTTGCTCAATCCTGATCGCTTCAACTCCAACAGGCCAGACGCATCCACATCGTCCATCCTTGTTGTGTCGGCATTCTTCGACTGCACAATAAACAATCATCTCATTCTCCCTCCACATCAATTCCGGTAATTTCCTTGAAGACTGCCTTGTCGAAATTTGGAATACTCATGATAGTTTTCTTGTCAGCGTCATCCAGAGTACCCCACCAAAGGATAGCGCAATCAGGTTCATCCAGAACCTTCAAATAACCGCCAACAGTCTCATGTGTAGGATATCGGGTCTTTTCTTCGTCTGTCATATTCTCAGAAGGAACCCATTCCACAACGTTTTTGGGTATCTGATGCAACAGGTAACAAGCCCTACTATTAAGCCAATCAGGATAGGTCCAGGAAGAAGGTTTGTTAAATAGCCGGATTTTTTCTCCCTCCGTATTGAAACATCCCGCATTGAAGGAAGATTTGTTCCAGTCCCCTGTGTTCCAGTCCCCTGTGTTCCAGTTCCCTGTGTTCCTGTTCCCTGTGTTGCAGTTCCCTGTGTTCCAGTTCCCTGTGTTCCAGTCCCCTGTGTTCCAGTTCCCTGTGTTCCAGTCCCCTGTGTTGCAAAGGCCAGTACAATCCTTTCCTTCGTTCACGATAGTTAATAGTTCGGACCAAGGGATTTCCCGGACAATTTCCAGATGGTCGGTACAGCACTTGTTACCAGCTTCTAATACCTGACCGTGCGCAATGACTTCTGCTACACGATGAGCAGAATCAATTCTGTAGTAACTAAAACAATCAGAGGCTTTCTTACAAAAGTGCATTCCATGACCACACATTTCCAAATCCCCATTTTCCTTGAACGTTCCGGGACAGGTGTATTGCTTACCACGGCAGGTCCAATCCGGGTTAAAAACCTTATATCCTTTTACTTCCATCTCATTCTCCTTCCGTTTCCACGATGGTTGGTCTCGCATCCAGCAACATCCCGATACCCCATCAATTCTTGCGCCCATCCAAACGCGTTTCATGGCATCCGCATCAATCAGCCTCCCATGCTTCTCCGGCAGTGGGCTGAGAGGGCAGTCATACGACCGCTTCCCTCTTTCAGGGTCTATGTACGAAAGCGTTGCATAGCACTTCGCCCTGCCCGTGTCTGCAAAACAAACCGCCATCCTGCAACTCGCACAGCTTGTAGGCATCTCCATGCCCTTGACGATAACGCTCATTTTTCCTCTCCTCCTACTTCTTCAAGCGGACACCAATTAGGACGTTTTTCATAAATCCAATTATCAAACTCTCCGAAAACAATCAGTTTATTATTGCACTGATATCTATGTAATCCATCCAAGCTATCATGCCTCAAGCACGGGCATTCGTAGCAGTTTTCAGGCATTTCTGCTCCTTTGATTAAAATGCTCATTTTTTACTCCTTTACGATTTCATATGTTTCCTCGAAGATATCTCCACGGCAAGGATATAGTTCACCCTTCACACCACGAATAACATAGTCACCGTCTTTGGCTACCATCAATCCCTCAAGGCTGATAATTGACCAATCGTTGTAAACCTCGTCATATTTCAGCTTCCCTTTTTCTATGCCCTCTCTTGTCCAAACAGGAACGCTAGGGTCTAACGGTTCATACAAGAAAATACTGCTGTCTAGCTTCCAAGCATCTACCTCAACGGGCTTCTTTATCACTTTCATAGATTGCATCAATCCTCCTTTTTGTATTCTCATCAACTACGGACGGCACATTGATAACCGTCTTGCAGATAGGGCACCGGGCGTAGATTTTGTGGTATTTCCCCATACGCTTCTTTCCTGCCCATGTCGTTACCGAAAAACTCTCCATCACGGTTTCTTCTTCGAACTCCACAAAGTCCCTGCACATCGGACACCATACCTTTTTCATCGTCTACCTCCTTATTCGGCCCTAGAATCGCCTGTACGGGCTTTTAACTGCATTTAGTGTAATTACATACCCTTAAACCAAAAAGCGTTTCAATGGCCGTTCTCGTGCGTTTTAGCGGTATTCTGCTGTAGCTTTGCGTATCTCGCTGTTTGTTTTCGGCTTTCCTATGGCTTCATCAAGGGATAGGACAGCCCCGGCCTCTATTGCGAACTGCTGAACATCACCCGGAAGAGCCTCAAAATCCTGTTGCTGTTGTGCCCTGCTTCTGTAGCTTCTCATGAAGTTAGAAGCGACCACACTGTTCACGGTCTGGAAATCCATCAAGCCCCATTCCAAAAGCTGACGGGCGTTTCCTACAATGGAGCGAACCACGGGTGGGAGGGCTTCAAACCTTTTCCCTACATCGTGTTCCGAGCAGTTCATAGCTTTCAGGACCAACGACCACGCTTCCTGCTCCGTCATCATGGGCGGCGTTGTAATCTGCCTGACCTTTTCCTTGATGGTTCCAATCACGGGCGGGAATCCTTTGCTGTCAGTTGCAATAAATGCCTTGACAGCCCCGGCAACGATTCTAGGGTCATCCTCTTGGAACATATCCGTCCAGAGGGAAAGGATTTGCTCCAAGTCTGCTTTACCCATGCCACGGTAAAAGTTCGGATACGCCGCTTTCAAAATCGAAAGGACTTGTGCTGTCTGCCTCCTGTCCATTTGATATCACTCCTTCTTTTTCGTCCATCTCCCTGAGAATATCAAGGAATCCGTTCCCTGATTGGTTTTTGTTTTGATTCCCGAAGCTGTTCTTTTTCCATGTAACGAGTGCGGCTTTCCAACTCTTCATAGGCGACTTTCCTACAAGCCATCCCTTTGATTCATAGTAAGCAACGAATTTCTCCGCATCTACTTGATATCCCTTTTCCTTGATATAGGCTTCGACCTCTTCAACAGTAGGTGGAACAAACCGCTTTTCTTTTTCTTTATATATTTCTTTTTCTTTATTATCTTTATTTATATTTAATTTATTTTTATTATATTTATTTTTGGCATCGCAAGCATCCGTTAGCATGCTTGAGCATGCTTGTGTATCCTCTTGCATGCTTGCGGATGCTTTAGCATTACCCCATCTTGCTTCGGCGGCTTTCTTGGCTCTCTCGGATTTCTTGCGGTCAGTCTCGTCAAAAGCTGTTTGGAAATTGTCTTCCGCAATCTTTACCCGCTTGACATAAAACCTTTCGTTTCCTACAGGAGAAAAGGATTCTCCAGTCATACTATAACGCAGGATTCCACGAACCAGCCTTCCAAACTCTTCGTCAGTAAGTTCTTCCATTTCCTCAAGGTAGTCATGCGGGATGGCGGCGTAGTTGCGGCCCATGTAATCCACTCCTTAAAACGGCAATTCTTCTTCCGACAACCCGGCAATCTCTTCATCTGTAGGTGCATCGCCGGGATATGTCTGCTCAACCTCCCCATTCGGATATGTCTGCTCTGTATTGTCTCTTCTTTTACTCTCGGAAAAATACACGTTATCAGCAATAACCTCGGTGGCGAATCTCTTATTGCCGTCCCGGTCTGTATAGTCACGAACCTGCAGGCGACCTTCAACTACGGCAAGGCTCCCCTTCTGGAAGAACCGGGATACAAATTCGGCTGTACCTCTCCAGCAAACAACGGAAATGAAATCGGCTTTTCTTTCTCCATCCTTTTCCTTGAAGTCTCTAGTTACTGCCAGACGGAACGTAGCAACTGCAACGCCGTTCTGTGTATGCCTGAGTTCCGGGTCAGCGGTCATTCTTCCTTGTAAAAAACACTTGTTGAGCATTATTCTTTCTCCTTCTTCACCAGAAATAATCTATCGTGCTTCGTCATAACCATAACGGGATTTCCCATTCTTTTGTTCGCAAGGAAAATGCTTGCGTATCTGTTCCTGACATTCTCGCCGGGTTTAATAATAACTTCTGCGGCTAAATCGTCGCTCTTTAGAAACTCATTGATTGCCTTTACGTTCTTACCGTATCGGTATTTATCCGTTGGAATATCTTCAACTTTTACAGGTCTGAGCATATCTTCCTCCTATAAATAATTCTTTCCAATCAGCGATATAAATTCTTCCCTTGTGTGGGTTTCTTCAAATTTACGCTGACATTCCTGTTTTAATCTCAGGTCGTTCTTTTTGTTGTGGTGAACTCCATTCGGCGGCTCGTTGTGGCACCAATGGCACAGCCGTACCTTGAAACCGTTTTCTTCGGATATCCTCCTATTCGGATTCCCGCCATAAATGTGATGGGTTTCTGTCCAGTCATAGGAGCCGCAAAAGTAACACCTATCTTCGTCTTGCAGGATGCTTTTTATCTTGACCACTCCCTTTCGATTTGTGCATCCAATATCCTGATTTGTAGCTTGTAACTGTTGATTGCTTCAAGTGCTGACTTGTAAACCACTTCGGATATGTCCCTCTCAAGCCGTAGACGGGCGATTTCAGGCTCCCCACGGCAAACATCGGATATTATTGTTACGGGCATCCCCTCCGCTCTATGCTCCAATATACGCTTGCTGAGGGCTACCTTGTAATCATGCTCTGCTTGGGCGAAGGTGCGGCCCCGGATGCCAAGCTGTGAAATGGCTTTATCCAACAGGGCCGTCTTCGCTCCTAACTCGGTGATTAAGTCTTCTGCCATACGAAGCACCTTTTCCCGGTTCTATCGTTTCTGATTGCAAGCCCGGAGATATCCCAGGAATCATCATAGGCGATTTTCTCAACGCTGAATTTATCGTATGTTGCATACTTGCCGTTGCGGTTGATGATATTCACCTTGTCGGAGGGAATCCAGATAAACGGGGATGTATACAACTCACGACCAATCGTTTTACCGCTTGCTTGTTATTCGCAAGCGAACTGACTATATCTTAACTGTTTAACAGCCAATCCTTTTCGAACGGCGTGCAAATAGCCGCCCTACTCTCAATATGAGATAGTCGATACAGGTTCAAGCGTTTTCCACACATATCCACCAAACGTATTTATTTTTCCATTTATTACTGCCCGGATACCAGAAAGTCCGCTATCTTTATTCGCACATCTTCCTTCGTCTGATAACCATTGTGCCGCTTCAGATATGCTTGCAAACTCAATGCAACCGTTCGTTACTGGAATTCTTCTGTTTTTAGAATACTCACGCAAAGGCCATTGGTTTATTCCATGTGCATAAGCGTGTTTCATGTTTCCAGAATGGTCGGTCCATTCAAGGTTGCTGGCCTTATTGTTTTGTTTGTTTGTGTCTATGTGGTTTACTTCCGTAAATCTCTCAGGGTCAGGATTATACACAAACGCCTCTGCAACAAGTTGGTGTATAGACGTTCTAATAACGCCGCCGAGACATTTATTTTCAATCCGTATCCGCTGATACCCATTATTTTCTGTATACCCTTTAACGATTTTCTTTGATTTTACATTTCTAAGAACACCGTCAGAGTTAATTTCATACAGAAACTTTAATGATTTTAATTTGCGAAATTCTTTCATGCTTTCCTCCTTTATCGTGTGAGGAAAACGCTTGCTTCCCACGGGATTTACATTTCAGCATCCCCCGTTAGCTTTTGCTTATTTTTTTGTAGTGCAAAAACCCCTGTTGCAACAGGAAAGAATTGTTCGGGCATTGTTACACACCCCACCTAAAGCCAGCCCTCTTGAAGGAATCGGAAGCCTCGCCCTTCTTCTCGTTTCCTTCTCCATCGGACCGGGATTCGATACCGCAGTCCCATTTCCAAATCCATTCTGATACAATATCTGCTTGCTTGAATCGAAGGGCAATACCGCAATATAAATTGCCTTTGATTTCCTTGTAATCGTCCATCCAATTCATAGGGCCAACAGTTTCGTCCAGAATATCCATGTCTGTCCGGGCGGTCTTGTAAAGGAGCAGGACGCATCCCGCTTCCTTTACCTGTTTCACCTTGACTTCGATTTCGTCCTCTTTGAGGTGTCGAAACATCCTTTCCATAGTGGCCTCCTTAGGAAATCTTCATGCTAACGGTTCGTACCAACTCAGCACCGGGAATCTCTGTGCCTTCCTGCAACAGCTTTTTAATCCCCATCTTCGACAACGTAGGCTTTCCGAAGTTGATTAGGTCCTGTGCGTACTCTGTAGCCCATGCCATTGCATCCGCTTCGCTGGTATAGCTGACACTCTCCTGATTCTTGCGAAACTTAATTGAGCATCGGGCAGTTTCAAACGGCTGTCCTTCAAGGCTTCGCTGTAGATTGCCCTCTAACCACTCTATTTTGCGTTCTAAGCGTTTTCTGCGCTTTGCTAGGATATCTTCCTCGGCCTTGATTGCAACAGCCTCAGAACGCAGATTTTTAACGTATAAAGCGGTGCCCTCTAGTTTTTCGTCCTTCGCCATCTGCAAGCTGTCCCACTCTTCAGGGTCAGCGATAAACTCTCCCGTTTCAGGGTCTATAGCGGTTTCCATCAATTCCCGGAGGCGATTGTCGATTTCGTACAGGGTCAATTTTTATCACTCCTTTTTGTCCTATCTATGCCGTATTCTTTGAACAACTTCCTGACTCTTTCCTTGCTCATGTGATGCTTTGCTGATAGTGCATTTTGGGACATACCACCAAGAGCATCCTTTTTGAATTGTTCTAGGTCTTGCGATAAAGCCTTTGGTTTGATTCCAAGGTCTTTCTTTAGCACATCAACCATGTATTTCGTAAGTTTGTATTTCGTACACAAATCCACGTTTCTAACCCCTGCGAAAGCATCTTCCTTGAAACCGGGGGGGAACTCCCTCTTGTATTTCTCTTTTCTTTTCAGAAACGCTTCGTGCCTACAATCTTTGATTCGCCTACATTCATTACCATTGCAAATCATATCCGTGCAACTAAGACAGATGTCTATTTCTGGCTGTGGTGTTTTGTGAATGAAGCTCTGATGGATGTTATCAGCTATGTTTTTATGGTCTGCGTCCAGACTATTCCACGGGGCACGACCACGCATCAAGGCTTTATGCTTTCCTATTGGTGCTGGCATAGTCAGAACCCAAGTCCGAAACCAATCAGAACCGCCAGCGTTGCGAACATCGCCGTGGTGCTGACATTCATCAACAGCTTTTCATCCTCTTCCCGCTTGCTCTGCATTGCGTCATAGTAGGCGTTCCGTCTGGCTTCTCGTCTTGCGACATGGGCGGGATTGTTCTCGACCATATTTACATACAGGTCCGGGTCCCGACTCTGCTTGGCCTTTAGGATGCGAGTGTCCCGCCGGATTCTTCCGGCAGGCAGCTCGATTATGTTATTCTTCATCGTCAGTAACCTCCTTAAATTCCCCGTTCCGGAGTTCATACCAGGTGTCTGGCTTAATTGTCTCGCCGTCCACGACAGCAGCTTTCCATTCTTTGATATCGAAAGTATTTATTTCTTCCTCGCAGAGCACCAGCACAGCCCCCAGGCCGCCCATGACCCTGACGTGATTTCCACGGGCAACGGACAGCCCGTTTTTCCCGGTTTTGGAAGAGCCTCGGGACGTTGCGGCTCCACTGTATCCCGCTGTTGCGGCTCCACGGTCTCCCGCTGTTGCGGCTCCACGGTCTCCCGCTGTTGCGGCTCCACTGTATCCCGCTGTTGCGGCTCCACTGTATCCCGCTGTTGCGGCTCCAAAGTTCCCCGCTGTTGCGGCTCCAAAGTTCCCCGCTGTTGCGGCTCCACTGTCTCCAGCTGTTGCGGCTCCACGGTCTCCCGCTGTTGCGGCTCCACTGTCTCCCGCTGTTGCGGCTCCACTGTATCCCGCTGTTGCGGCTCCAAAGTTCCCCGCTGTTGCGGCTCCAAAGTTCCCCGCTGTTGCGGCTCC